CGTCAAAATTGGTGGAGTAGGCGTTTATACCTCCTCCGTTGATAACAGTGGAACCGTCCAGTGAATCCGGCGGCACAAAAGAACTTGAACTCTTTTGTGACGACGAACCTAATTGTTTTTCAATTTTATAACCGAATAGTTCCATTATATATCCTAACTGTTTTTAATATTATAACAATATTTATAACAGTTAATTATGCTGAAGTAGACCAAGTCACTGCAAATGTTACAGTATATTCTTGAATCGTATCAGCAGTTTCCCAACCTAGATCGATAGCACCGATCTCAGTAGGCCAACCAGAAATAACAGCCGGTTTGCCGCCCTGTCCTCCAGTTCTACCCATTGGAGATACAACCATAGTTCTATGAGCTGGTTGTGGTGCACCTTTGTCCGTACTCTGCCAAGCGTGAAACTGTTGAAGTTCCGCCTGCCATTCGAGTAATTTTTCTCGAACCGAACCCGATTCGTCTTGAATTACCGTAATAGTCCAATCGGCAAAAGTTCTATCACCAGGAACTTTAATCTTTCTGTTTAAGTAAGGAACTTCAATCATACCAACTGTAGTAGCAGGAATTGAAGATGCCTTAATCATAAACTCAGATTCATTGTCTCCTTGTAATATAACCTTGAACAGATTACTATGTGCATAATCGCCTTTTTTCGTTTGATTTGAAAAGTTTGAAATATTCATATCCGTTCTCCTTATACTTGTCCGATTACTTCAGCAAATGCTACACCAGATTTGGTAGCAACAAAATTCAAAGTAATGAAATTAATAGACCTAGAAGGCTTAATAAAGATACTAGCAACAAACTGATTTCCATCAATTACTTCGTCAGTATTATTACTACCATCACACACAACATGGAAATCCATCATTGCTTGACGTGCTTGTAACCCCGAAAGGTATGGAACAACAATATTTTTGAAGTTATTACGAGTAAATGCATTATTGAATTCAAACAAGAATCCTTTAGCACTAATAGCAATTGCCTTTTCGATAACGATAAACAATCTACGAACATTGATTCTGTCAAATGCAGAAGGCTTTGTCATTAGAGTTCTATCACCCCAAAGTACAGTACCCTGTCCAGGGAACGACACAATTGGATTAATACCGTTAGGAAGTTTGTACAACTCGTCTCTCTGTGACTCATTAGGGTTGTATGCTAATTTAACAACACCCTTAATTTGACCTCTAGTTAGACCAGCAGGCGACCACCAAGAATCACGAACAGAATCAGTGTTAGCCATAAGACCAGCAACATCCGCTGAAAAACCAATCCAACGATATGTATCGTTATATTTGTCATACGTGTACTTGTAGTTTGCATCCATAGTAGCATACGAAGAAGCAACATTAAATGAAACATCGGTGCGAGAAGCAATAACGTTAGTAACAGCATTTGCTGCACCACCAACGTAACATACATCTTCTTTAGCAGGAGAACAGATTGCCATACAGTCTTTACGAACATCAGCAATTACTTCTGCCATGTACTTTTGTACACCATATGCAGTTGCTTTCGCTTCGTTAGTAACACCACCAGCAATTAGTAAGTTTACGTCCACTTCAGCAGCGTTTGCAAACAAATCCCAACCTAGTTTATAATCATCCATACCAATTGCATTACTCGTACCACCAGTAAAGGTAGTAGTCGCAACTGCTGGAGTTACATTAGCTGCAACTGACCAAATTAGTTTAGACATTTTGTTGATTTTCTCATCCATGAAGATGTTATTACCAGATGTATCTTTTGTGCCCTCAACGTTAGAAACTAAATACGATTCAACCACTTCTGAGTCAATTACGATAGCAACCGCAACTTCATTATTAGTAGCATCAGGCATTACGTCAAAAGAACCAGCATAGGTCCAAGTGGCCCATGAAGTTCCATCGCTCATTTCTACTGAAATACTATTTCCGTATGTTCCTGGGTATCTTGCATAGAAAGATTCTGTTAAAGCACCAGAAGCTTTTTGTGTTTCGAAATCGTCTGCGTTTTTAATCAGTACTGCGCCACCTGCGTCAGATGCGTTAGTGTCTGTTGCATCAACTACACGAACCACTTGAAGTGAATTCGCATAGTTCAAAAATGCTACAGAACTTAAAAATGCAGGATATGTATCATTAGTTGGCTTGCCAAAGACATTAACTAGATCGTTCTCAGAGTTACATAGAAATGTTTCATCTACGGGTCCCCATGTGAAACGACCAACTGTAGCACCTAAACTGGTAGCAACTGCAGGGATAGACGTGGTCAAATCGATTTCTTTCGTTTGAACGCCTGGACTTAATTGAAATCCCATTGTCATTCTCCTATATTAAATAAAAAATAAATTGTCGAAAAAACCTTTTTTCGATACTATTATTTATAAAATCTGAGTTTTTAAAACCTCATATTCCCAGTATTCGTTATATTAGTCCAAACCTCACCACCCTCAACAAGAACTTCATCTTCGTCAATACCGTCATCAATAAAACCAAACGGAGTTAAGTCTTGTTCAATCTCGTCTATTTTATTTTGGTATAATCTAACCCTTAATTCCATATCAGTCAATTCTTTGAATTCTACTTGTGTTGATAACCAACCAAACATAACAAGACCCATAACCATATCATCATGCCCTCCACCCTCAGCAGCCCAGGATTTACCCTTAACCACAAACATTGATAATTCTGATATTGTGTCCATATCGTTAATTAATATTTTATCGTGTTCTATTAAATCCTTTAGGTTAGAACAACCAATCGCTTTAATTCTACTGGTCATTTTTCGACCAAGTTTATTATGAACCCCAGATTCGTTGATAGTATTGTCATACTCTAGGTCGTAGTGAAGAATGTTTGCCACTTCCGCACCAGGACCATTAGACTCGATAATGACCGTTGCGTTGTTGTATGCTTCGGCAGTTGTCATAATATAATGAGGAAAGAGGAGAGGACTAATTTCATTTGACCTGTACGTTGCCACCTGTTTAAACGGCAACTCTGATACATCTACAATATTCATAGTAGAATAGTCTTGACCACGTCCCTCCGCAACATCAATAGCAATAACATAAGCATGTCCTTCTATTGTTTCTTCATATACCTTTAATCCGTCTTTTCTATAAATTGGGTCTCTCATTACTAAAGCATGTAGTTTAGCTGGCGATATTAATGTACCAGCAGAACCTAAGAACTCACATTCAAATTCTTGTTTAAATTGTTCTTCAGAAGTGTTAGCAATTGTTTCTTCACGCCATTTTTTATCTCTACCAGGAACGTCCCAATAATTAATTTCAAATGCGTGATATGTGTTTCTTTTCTCAACGGCATCTAACCACATTTTATAATAGTGATTCATACCATTTGGTGTAGATACAATAATTACTTTAGAGTCTGTACCAGATGAAATTGTAGGATATACTGAACGGAAGAAGTCTTCTGCCATGTTTTGTTGTACGAATGCAAACTCATCAAGGAAGATTAGGTTGAATGAATAACCACGAATTGAACTTGAAGAAGTAGAACCTGCCATTATTCTAGAACCGTTTTCTAGTTCAATAGAACCTTTATTCCATTCCATTACCCCTTGCTGTAACCAAATAGGCAACTTTTCGTATGCCATTTGAAGACGACCAAGAAGTTCCCTCGAAGTTGCTGATTTATTAGCAAGAATAGCAATTTGTTTTTGGTCATTGAATAAAACGTAGTGAAGCATAAATGCTAAACTGGTCTGGGATTTACCAGACTGACGTGGGCACTTCACAATTGTGAAACGTTCTTTGTATAATACGTTGACTAATTTTTCTTGAAATGGATATAAATCAAACTTAATTAATCCTTTATCGAGGTTTACAATATGAATGTAATTTCTGATAAAGTAGATAGGGTCGTCCCTACACTTTACATATTCTTTAATCTGCTCTTCAGTGTAGTCAATTTCTACGTTTTGACGTTTGAGGTTTGGGTTTCCTAGATATATCGTTTTTGCCATAATATAATATAATGGTCATTGTTTTGTAATTTTTTAATTTCATGAAGCATTGACTTCATATTTTTATTATCAACTGTTATCTCTGTAAGTTTTATCATAACTTCGTTATGTTTATCTGGCCAGTTATTGATAAATGTAGTATTGGCAGCTACTTGTAATGCCATATTATTTTGTCCTGATGATATCTGCGATGCCCACCACACCGATGCAATTGTCTGAGAAAAGATAGCAAATATAATACCCACTGCTGAGTTCTTTAACCAGCTTGGCAATTCTGCTCTAGTATCTTTCAGGTGATTGATATCCTGCCTAATACTAGCTTGACATGCTGACATGTCCTTCTTCAGTAATTCTAAATCAGTTTCTAAACTATTAACTCTCTTTTCCATGAGTAACTCTCTTTATTTTAGGTCTTTGCCTTTTAACATTGCTTGTAATTCAGCAGTAGACCCAACATAAAGATTATTATGCGTGGTCGTGTTACCGCTGGGTTTTTCCCCTTTCATAATCTGTAATTCAGTTACAGATTTTATCAATCCAGCAGCAACTTCGTATGCTCTTGGATGTTCCATTTCTTTTGCTAAACTTATAATACCATCTAGTGCTTCGTTTCCACGTTCCACTAAATTATAGAGATTATCTCTAACGTATCGATAATCTTCACTTAAATCACCAGTTGTTGGATTTGAATCAACTTCAATTCTTGGTGTTAGTCCACGTTCTTTCCCTGAACTTAACACTTCAACTTCTTCAACAACAACATCTTCTGGGTGTTGAAACTCAGCAATAATATCTTCTGCTAACCCTAATTCGTCATTAAGTTTTTCTGCTACTGTTTTCTTTGTCATAATATAATCTCATAATTAATCTACTGGCCAATCTACTTCACTCATTGTGTCAACATCTGTTGCGTCGTTAGGGTCGTCTGGATGACCAACCATAACTTTAGTAGTCCATACGTCGTGGTGTTCTGCGATCAATGGGTCTACTGATTCTTTAACTTGTTCTATAATAGGTGTGTTTGATAAATCAAAATCACCCTCCGCATCTGCGAACTTGTAATTCATACTAATTTCTTTAATAACTTCACCATCTGTGATAGGTGGATACATATGACCTTTCATCACAAATTCTAATGTCCAATTTACAATTCTATGCTCACCAAAATCACCCTCAAATTCGTCTGTCATCGTGACACTCTCTAACGAAATAGGTACATCACGTTCAATATTTAATACAGGAACTTCCTCAATAACGACATTAAAGTCTGGTTGAAAGTATGGTACAATCTGTTCAATAATCTGAAGACCATCGTCCATATAATCTACATAAATATCTAATGTAAAATTAAAGTTGTATGGAATAGGGGAAAAATGTTTAGCTGCTTTATTTGTATCCGTACCATGGTCATATGTATATACATTCATCTGATTTCCCGCACGGGTTAAATCGATGTCCATACCATTCATAATAAACCCCATACGTGGGACTTGTCTATTCTTTTTAGTATCTTTAATTAATCTAGCAAGGTATTTCTTTTGAGACTCATACGCAATAGGAACTTTGATGTCTGTAATATTAGCACCATCTTTTCTTTGAACATGAATGTTGTTAAATACTGAAGCAAAGGCAACAATAAGTTTACGTGTAGTTGCGTGATAGAAAGTAGTACCAAACATAATATTATCCTATTGTTCCAAATGGGTTCATTTCTTCAAAATTAAGAACATCGTCATCTAAAACGTCCCAATCAGGAATGCCCAATTCATTTGTAACGGCAGCTTGAATCTCTGTTTCTAAACCAGTAATTTCTGTATCAGTAACATCAATATCTTCGTGTCCGTATTCCCAAGGTTTGAGATTTAACTGCCAAACGTGTTGTGGTCCATCAGGTGTTGGGTAGAACGAAGAATCGTTTCCAACAAATGTTACCTCAAATAATGCCTCAAGTCCACCAAAATATAATAAGTCACCAGCAATAGGAGTATCGTCGTCAGTTGCTACTGTTTGTTCTGCAAATGCTTTCTTAGTAAATGTGACTTTCATTTCATCAGTCACTTGTACACCAAATTTAGAGTAGAAGTCACCCACGTCACCGTAATCCTGATAATCATCTACAAGAATATTCAATGACCAAACTGTATCAAAATGAGACGTAGGATCTTCTCCAAATACTGGGTCTAAGTTTTTATATTTGCGTGGAAGATACTTAGCAGAAAATCCTATGACTTCTACTATTTCTTCTACCATATCCTTAATCATTGTAGATTGGGACATATTGTCAAACATTCCCATTTTATTACCCTACTAAAAAGTTTGTTGGCATTTCGTATTCAAGTGAGAATTGTTCTTCTAGTCTAAGAATTTCCTCATTTGCTTCGTCCCATAACTGTTGACCATTGACAACAATACCACCTGGAAGCGGCATACCATCAAATTGTTTCATATTAGAACCCCATTGCTTTTTAATCAATGCAGTTGTATATTTCTTAATCCACTCATCGTTATATACATCAAGTGCATATGAAGTTCCAGTGTCTGGAGATAATCCAACAAATGCACGAATCATCATTTTACTTCCTTCGTACCATAATTCTCCGGCTGTGGTACAAATTGATTCAGTTGAATATGCAGTCCAAGTTGCAGGTGATACACATAATGCTTCTGTTGTAATTGATGCGTCCGAACAAACTCCTTTAACTTTACAAGATGGACCTAAAATAGTACCAGAATGAGAGTATAAACGGTTGTTTGCTTTATTGAATGTAAACGTTCTATCAGGGTTGAAATAGTCAGAAATCATTGACAAGTTCTGCATAGTCATTTCGTAGTATTGCATACTAACTTTAGTCATATCGAACATTTGGTCAAACATAATTTTATAACGAACATCAGACATTGCTTCTGAAGAATAACGTCCTGGTTCATAAATACGCGTCACTGCTACAATATCATCATTTAACGTTAAGTATTGATTTGCTTCGTCTGTAGCATCAAACGTGATAGTAATGTACTTTTCTTCAACACCATCAAAATGTCTTTCTACAAAGAGTTGAATAGCGTCGTCAATTCTATCCATCGCCTGAGTATCATCCACTTGTATTTCTACCTTTGGATATCCCAACCTACGATATGCATATTCTTTTAAGTCTGTTGCTGATTGTAATTTTGCCATAATCTTTCATTTATATATATTAACGAATTTGTTATATTTATATAAAATGGAATCTGTGAATGAATAAAAAGACTATTGTCGTAATAGGCGACGTAATGTTAGACGAATACTGGTATGGCACTAGTAATAGAATATCACCCGAAGCACCTGTCCCCATAGTAGACGATATCTCCGTTTCTCACGTACTTGGAGGAGCAGCTAACGTTGCGGTCACGACAAGAGTATTTAATGCGAGAACGACAATATACGGGTGTGCAGGGTATGATAATGCCTCCATTATCGTGACTAAGAAATTGAGTGAAAAAGACGTCAAATTTAACCTTAGTTATTCTTACGAAAATAAGACTATTTCTAAAATAAGAATTATGTCAGGCAGACATCAATTAGTTCGTGTGGACCACGGAAATATAACATATCCTCAAAATACAGTAATACAAGAAACCCCTGATATTATTATTGTTTCTGACTATAATAAAGGAACACTTTGTAAAGAGTATCTTGACTATATTATGGACTTTTCGTGTCCTGTAATCGTAGACCCTAAAGGAACAGACTGGGAAAAGTATAGTGGTGCTTATTGTTTGACTCCTAATAAAAAAGAGTTTGAAGAAGCATATGGGGAATTTACTGTTTCAACCGCAAGAAATATTATCAATGATTTAGATTTAAACGGTTTATTGGTTACACTAGGCGCAGATGGAATGATGTGGATTGATAAAGAAGAAACCATTACATTAGAATCAGAAGCAAAAGAAGTGTTTGATGTGACTGGTGCTGGTGATACTGTAATAGCAACATTTGCCTCATTTCTTCACGAAGGAATTGAAGAAGCAATGCGAAAGGCAAATAGAGCCGCAGGAATAGTGGTAGGCAAAGTCGGCACATCTGTTCCTAAGTATGAAGATGTTATTGAAAAAGTAGTATTTACTAATGGTTGTTTTGACATTATACATAGTGGACATATAGCATTATTAAAAGAAGCATCTAAATTAGGAGATAGACTTATAGTTGGTATTAACAGTGATGACTCTGTTGCAAGGATTAAACGTACACCAATTAATAATATGTATGATAGAAAGACAATTTTAGAAGCAATAGACGGTGTAGATGAAGTTGTTATATTTGACGAAGATACTCCGATAGAATTGATTAAAGAATTGAAACCAGACGTGATAGTGAAAGGGGGTGACTACACAGTTGATACTGTTGTTGGTTCTGATATAGTTAATGAAGTTGTTATATTTCCTACGATAGAAGGAAAGAGTACAACAAATACAATTAAGAGGATTAAGAATGATAATTAAAAAAGGTTGGGGACACGAAGAAATTATCGAGAGCAACGATTTGTATTGTATGAAAGAGTTGCACTTTGAAAAGAAAGGACACAAGTCCTCTATGCACTTTCATAAAATAAAAGATGAAACGTGGAAGATCCTGAGTGGTAGTATCAAAGTTGAATTGATGGACTTGAGTGATTCTTCGACTACATTCGTTATAATTGAAAAAGGGGAGAAGATTCGTATTGAACCATTCACCCCTCATCAAGTAACTTGTTTAGAAGACAATACAGTAATTATGGAAGTTTCATCTAAAGATTCTATTGAAGATAATTACCGTATTCGTCCAGGAGATAGTCAGNCTTTATGAGTCCGATCTCCAGTAATAGCATGATATCTTCTTAGGTTTGCTTCTGTAAATTTCTGGTAATGTTCTTCTAATTCTTTAGGCATTGGGATATAATTAATATCCTTTTCGTCAATACCCAATTCGTCTTTTGCTAATTCTACAAACGAACGAGCTTTACCTGTCCCTACGTTATATATTCCACTTCTAGANATACCCATTAAGTTTATTGTAATATTAACCGCTTCNTCAATATGAATAAAGTCACGTTTGAAATTTTCAGAACCTTCGAATAATTCAATTTTACCGTCTTTATCATATTGTTCTTTCATCCAAGCGGTTGGTGATTTCATACCACCTTTATGGGTTTCGAATTCCCCGTCTGAATATACATTAAAATATCTACATCCGATAATATTAGCAGTCTTAGTTTTGACATTAATATATTTATCTGCCAGCAATTTAGAATATGCATACATATTATTTGGAATATAATTCGTAGATGAGTCGTCAAANACGTCAGAATCTCCATATACAGAAGCACTAGATGCATATACTAANGGTATATTATGTAGGATACACGTGTTTGCAATATTACAAGTATATTGATAATTGTTAGACATTAGGTAATTACCATCCGTGCAAGTGGTAGAACTTTCTGCTCCCATATGATATACAGACTCTACTAAATCGTTATCTGCAAGCACCATAAATATCTCCATAAATTTATCCTTTGGGATAAAATCTTCAATATCTAAATCTTTAATATTATTAATTTTTGTTGCGTCNGATAAATCGTCCACTAAAAGAATATTTCTACATCCTCTAGAATTCAATTCTTTTATTATTCTACTTCCGATAAATCCGGCTCCGCCTGTTACGATTATATGACTCATTTGTTTTTTACCTCAATTATTAATTTATTATGTGGGATATATAAGTATTCAATATCACTTTCTTTCAACGTTCTAACAGCGTCTTCGATAGTTTCTACTAATGGTTCACCACCTAAGTTGAATGATGTGTTGAAAAGAATTGGTACACCTGTTTGGTCATAAAACTCTTTAATCATTTCATAGTACACTGGATTCTGATGCTCTTTAACAGTCTGAATTCTACAAGTACCATCTATGTGAATGATTGCTGGAATCTTCTCTTCAATTCCTGGTTGACAATTCATAGCATACATCATATGAGGAGATTCTTCTAGTCCTCTCATATCAAACCATTCGTGTGCGTGTTCGTGTAAAATAGAACCTGCAAATGGTCTAAAGTATTCACGGTGTTTAACACTATTCACATAGTCTTTACCGTCTTGTGTTCTTGGGTCAAAAAGAATTGAACGATTGCCTAATGCTCTTGGACCATTCTCACAACGGTCTTGGAACAAAGTAACAATATTACCATTCATAATTAAATCAACAGCATCTTTAGGGGTTTGATTATCATATAATGCAGTGGCACCATACTTCTTAGCAACCTCAATAATTTTATCCGTAGTTTCTTCTATAACTGGACCAAGATATAACGACTCAGCAAACCCTTTATTATTAGAATCTTGGTTAATAGAATGATGTACTAATAACGCTGCACCCATTGCTGTACCAGCATCGTTTGAAATTGGTTCAACGTATATGTTAATGTCTTCGTCTTTCAACTGCTCTAAGTACCAATAGTTAGCAACACAGTTTAATCCATAACCACCAGATATAACTACATTCTTCTCGCCTGTATCTTTAACTGCTTTACGAATTAAGTCTAGTACCATCTGTTGTGATTCAGTCTGTACTGCATATGCCATATCTCTACGGTTTTGTAATAACGTTAAGTCTTGTCCTTCTAGCATTTCTAAAGTTTCTAATTCTGAGTACCTTTCTGAGTTTAAGATAGCCGCATTTGGATAAGTTGGAATGATCATATTCCTATTAGTAGATTTCCATTTCGCAAGACCGCCTTCGTCTGTGTATATATCTGGAAATTTATCATTAGGTTTGCCGTATGGGAATAGACCCATAGTTTTTCCTGCTTCGATTGGCGACCAACCACAATACTGAGTGACTGCTTCATATGCTTTCACAATTCCAGCAGTATCGTCTAGAACCAATTCATGCGTTCCTTCCTCTGCCTCACGTTCACTATTCATATCTTCAATGATACCTGCAGTAAATGGACCAGAACCACCTTGATGTTTATATATGGTTTTAAACTCCGCTGGGTAACTACATTTAAAAATACTTTCTAATTCCCAAGTAGATTGACTACCCGTCGGCATATTCATAAATATTTCTGTACCGGCTCCGTCTACAATCAAAGCTGCGGCAGAATCAAATCCAGATCTATAGAATGCGCAAGAAGCGTGCATTTTATGGTGCCATTTATGAAAATCTATAACTTGGTCCTGATTATCTCTACTTCTAATAAGTCCCATCTTTCTAGCCAGTCCAGAATAAACGTCGTCTGCCGTATAGTCGACTCTGCTCGTATCTGGTTGAGTATGTGAAATTACAAGATAATCTAATTTATCCGTATAATCCAATATCTTCATCATAGACGCAAATGGACCTCCGTCGTATTTGTATCTACTTAAACGTTCTTCTTCAATTGCAAAAACAATCTCTCCATCCTTTAATAAACATACACCACCGTTATGTCCTCGGGCAATACCCGCAATCCACTGACTCATACTATAATTTCTCCTTCATTATTACTATTACTTATATTGCTTATTTTAACCAAACTTTGAAATTCTGGATAATAGCAATATTCTATTTCGCACATACTTAACATATCAATAGAATCTTCTAAAGTTTCTACTAACGGTTCTCCTGCCAAATTAAACGACGTGTTGAATAACATCGGAACTTTTGTTTGGTTGTAAAATTCTTTAATTAAATTCCAATAATTTTTATTTTGTTTTCTATTAACGGTTTGAATTCTACACGTGTTATCCACATGCATAACTGATGGAATCTTTTCTGGATTATAACAATCCATCGCATACATCATATTTGGTGACTCTTTTAGTCCTCTCATATCAAACCACTCATGCGCATATTCTTCTAATACTGATGATGCGAACGGTCTGAAGTATTCTCTACCTTTGACTTTATTTACTATATCTTTACCGTTAATAGAAGTTGGGTCGAATAAAATTGAACGATGTCCTAATGCTCTTGGTCCATTTTCAGAACGACCTTGATAAATTGCTACTATATTCTTTTTGGAAATTAAAGTTGATACTTCCTTTACATTTACCTTTGTTATACTTCCGTTATATTTTTTCACTGTAGACTCTAGGTCTTTGTATGAATAATTATAGTCTATACCTAAAAATAAATTATCATTTCTAATGGTAGTTTTTGGTTCGTTTGTAATATTGTAATAATGTTTTAACGCTGCACCCATTGCTGTTCCTGCGTCCGAAGAATTAGGCTCAACATAAAGGTTAATGTTTAATTTTTTCAACTCTTCCAAATAAAAATAATTAGAAACACAATTTAGTGCATACCCACCACTCAATACCACATTGTTTTGCCCAGTCATTTCTGTCGACTTTATGATTAATTTTAATACTTCTTGTTGTGTTTCTTTCTGAACAGAATATGCCAAGTCTCTTCTGTTTTGTTCTAATGTTATGTCTACGCCTTCTATATCGAATGGTTGTATTAACGATTCAAATTTAGTGTCATTAACCCTTACTGGAAATGGGTATTGTGGTGTTATTAAATCTTTATTTGTGCTAGACCAAACTCCATCATGCTTAAAAATATTAGGGATATTATCGTTTGGTTTACCAAAAGCAGAAAGTCCCATAGTCTTGCCTGCTTCAGACAAACCAAAACCACAATAATTTCCAACTGCGTCAAAAGACTTTCCGATTCCTGCGGCGTGGTCTATGATCAATTCATGGATATTGTTATTACCGTCTTGATAATATTTAGAATATCCACTGCTCAATTGCAAATCAGAAGTCCCATATTTTTTAAATAATGGTGATATATCTCCACGTTCGCATAAAAAAATACTTTCAATTTCATGAGCGTTTGTGTAAACGCCTTTATCTAAGAACGGAATACTGCTTCCTGCACTATCTACAACGACTGCGGTAGCAGCGTCGAACCCCGAATTATGAAAAGCAATCATAGCGTGTAATTCGTGATGGTTATCTAACATTTCTATATACTGCGTTGATATAGAACCAACTTCGTGAAATTTTGGAGTCTCAATCAGTCCTAATTTTCTAGCAATTGCTTGATAAATTGGTTCTCCTGTATATTCAAGTTTGTTTATTTCGTTAGAAACATAACTTACTACAAGATAATCTACTTTATCTGTATAATCTAGAACTTTTAACATACCTAATAACGGACCACTGTCTGTTTTTACTTTAGATAGTCGTTCTTCTTCAATAGCAAATACTACCTCTCCATCCTTTAATAAACATACACCACCATTATGTCCAATATTTAAACCAAGTATATAACCAGTTTTTTTATATTGCATCTAAAAGGTTCTTTGTGTTGAACTTATACTCCGGCATGTCACCAACTGCTGGAATAGTTCCACAACCACCATTTTGTATAGGCGGGGTATAAGTTCCTTCAAATTTTTCAGACTCACCCATAAACGACTTAACCGAATCAACAACTATTTGTTCTTGTTCTTCTGTCATCATCATAACTTCGTCATTTGCTCTATCGCGTTCGTCGTCCATACTAATTCTAATAGGACTATAAACTCGTTTACCTTTGCCAATATCGATAATATCAAAGTCTTCCCAATCAGGATAACTGATATTCTCAGGGAAAGTTGCACCAGTAACGACTGTTGCTGTTTTACCTAATGCCTTTGCGATATGTTGTCCAACTGAGTCACACCCTAAGAAATGATCAGCAGAATTAATAACCGATGCCCATATTCTCATATCTTGTATTTGAGGAACTGCTATTGGGTGGTCTTCGTTTGTTGAAAAAGACATAGCATGTTCCGTCATTACCACTACTAAATATTCTTCACGTAATTTCTCAATAATATTAATAATATTTTGTAGTTCGAACGAACGACTAGATTGATCTACTAAAAACTCACCTTGTTTTGCAATAGATCTACCAAAAGGTTGGACGACTAATATCTTATTCTTACCAATATTAGACTTCATTTCTTGAATAGTTTGATATCCTTGAATCATTTCTGTCTTATTCAACTTGATAATTGGATCTTTCAATTCTCTAGGTCCGTCCAATTCGTTTATTTGAATATCAAAAGCCTGAGCCAAATCGCAATTTTGATTCATATATTCATTGACACGGTATGGTTCCGGAGATATAATATCTTTGTCTTTTAAGTGATTTTCAAATAGACCTTTGTGCCAAGATTCGTATGCCCGTTTGTGAAGTTCAGGATGACCTCTATAGAAATCCATACCAGCTTCACATACGATAACAAAATCTTCATCACCAGATTCTTCAGCATATTTTTCCAATGCTGGAATTGAACATAGTACACGACCTGCACCACCGTTTATAAAAAACGCCTTAGAGCGATTGCTCATTTTTCACCTCACCTGTAAATAATATAATCATAATAGAGTAATTATACCCTACTTTTATGTAAAAGTCAACCTTTTTGTAAAATTATTTATAAGCCATAAAAACCCCCAATTAAGGGGGTTTGTATTAATATAATTCTTTATGTTATATTATCTGGAAGTTGACTATCGATAGCGTCCTGATCCGCCTCAGTTCTATCAGCAATAGAAACAAAGTTTTCCAATAAATCTAAAGGATCTGGCTCATCAGGTGCTGTTGGATAACCAATCAAATTGTTTGGAATATCTGCAGTAAGAGTAGGTAGTTCACGTAGAGTTGATCTAAAATCTAACCATTCTTGTTTTAATTCTGCTGGCATGTCATCTGCGATTTTACTATCAGTTGGCCATAATAATCCATCTCTAATACCACGTACAGACTCGTCTGTTCTATCTAGTGTGTCACCAGTACAATATACTAATGGTGCCCATGTTTCTGTGTTTAAATCATAACCGTACATAGCTGCAGGTTTATCAAAAATCTCTCTGATATCAGTAGGATCTGCGATAACTTTATTAGGAATAGAGTCAACACCGTTATTAACTTCTAGATGTCTCATTTCTCCAATTCCACCCCATAAAAGACCAACTAAAAGTGCGTTTTCGTCAGACTTCGTTGAATCTATTTCAACTACAGTGTAGTTTAACGGAGTTGGTCTAGCGGGAACTTCATTCTCTGGGAATGAATCTACAACCCTAGTATCATCTTCGTTGTTAATAACCCAACATACTAATTTATCAGGTCCGTTGAATTCACAAGTTGACGTTTTGCCCATAGAATCGTCAGTTCCGTATCTCTCATTAGGCATTTTATATGTTATTGTTCTCATCATTGTTCTCCTATTAAGAATACGTTACTTTAACTAATCCACCTGCACCGAATCCACCCCAACAAGCATTACCTGACGCAGTCGCATGACCTTGTCCACCACCACCTGGGAATAATGAATGTCCACCTCGACAACCACTACATTGAGTACAAGCATGTCCACCGTTTGGTGCACCAGATACAGAAAACGGTCCATTCGGTCCACCAGAGTATCCATAAACGTCTGAACAACAATCGTATTTTCTAGTATAAGAACCAGAACTTCCTTTGAAGCAAACATCAGCACCATAAGATTGGGTGTTTACAGTTTGTGTACCCCAACTGCTGTCGTAGTTAGATCTACAACATTGTGTACTCTGATGACAATCGTAACAATTACTCATCTTATCCCAAGGAGTCGATCCACCTAGACCACCCACAGCACAGAAGTTAGAAAGACCAGAACCAGTTATCCATGAAGTACAACCTTGTCTTGTTGCCATACAACAATGACAACAGCATGAACATTGTGAAGTACCAGCTGCACATAACGTATAAGAAGAAGAACCTGGAACAAAATCACCATTTTCTTCATATATCGTTTTAGAACTGTAACCACCACCTTGTCCACCAACAGTAATTTCATAGTCACCACCAGATGATCCACCAGGACCACCACCACCAAGGATTTCAAATTTAATACTCTTAACGTTTGCTGGAACAGTCCAGTTTAAGCAACAACCGCCGTTAGTAACAGACCAATGGTTGGTGTTTTGTATTTGAAAGTCGTGAGTACCAATAGAACCACCACCGGCGGCTGCTAGAGCATCAATTCCGATTTGAGTAGTGTCTTCTAAACAAGTAACTTGTCCAGTCTGTACCGCTTCAATTTCAGATTGTACTGTGCACACATCACGTAGAGTTTCAAAAGTAGTGTTAGCAAGGTATTCCAACGTGGCATCCACGTCCTTTGCCATTTGGTTCATTTTACCAAGTGTTAAAATATCCATTTTTTATATCCTATTAATAATTAATTTACTCTACACCAGACGGTAGTTGAGCAACAACTTCTTTGTCCTTTGCAGTTCGTTCTGCTATTTTGATTACCTTAATGTGCGCAGAGGCTTCTTCATCAAGTGCGTCGTTTACGGGTTCTCCTGGCGCCTTAGGAAAAACGATTAAATCTACAGGAACTCCTGCCCAATCGTCTGGTAAATTTCTTAAGTTTGCTCTATAATCGACCCAACCTTGTTTAATTGCTGTCGGCATATCTTCCGAAGTAGATGCATCAGATGCTTCTAATTGGTCGTTCCTTGCAGATCTAATAAACTCAATGTCCCAATTACTACGACCATATACATTACCGTCAATATCATCACCAGGCAAACCTGTTTCGTATGATAATGCACCCCAACCTGTGTCTGGGTTATAACCATGTGTAACTGAGTTTTGATCATACACTTCACTAGGATAAGTAGTATCAAATACCGTGTTATTTCTTGCCGATGCTGGTCCAACTGCTACTTCATACACTTTAATGAAACCGAAAGGAGTTGCCCCGTCTTCGTCAGTTGGTCCGATTAAACCGCAACGAATGCAATTTTCGTCAGATTCTTCGCAATCCAAAACTAATTCGTAAAAATCAAGTGGAGTTGGTTGACCGCATAAGTCTGCCATGTCCTGCACTTCCTTAACCATGTTTGTTTCTTTGTCCATGAATAACATTAGACTAGCAGGACCGTTATATTCCTGCGTAGATTCTTTACCCATAGAGTCGTCTGTACCGTATCTCTCATTAGGAATTTTATATGTAACTGTTTTTGTAATATTTGCCATTTCTATTCTCCTAATATATTATTGGTATGAAACTTTAACAAGTCCGCCAGCACCAAAGCCACCCCAACAACCATTACCACCGTCATAACCACCGCCAGCACCGCCACCGCCAGGGAAGTAAGAATGACCACGACAACAACCCATACCAGTAGTGGTACATTCGTTTGTATCCCTACCGTTCGATTGAGATCCGGAGAATGGTCCTGTCGGTCCACCTCTAGTTCCACTAATTTCATTACAGCAACTGTAACCCTTTTGAACCATTCCTGTAGTTCCTGTGAAACCGTAGTCTGCACCGAAGAAACCTGGAGTACATGATTGGCATTGTCCCCAACCACCTGATACTTGGTTACCAACAACACATTGCGCACCAATAGAACAGTCGTAACAACTTGATTTTTTATCCCAAGCTGTAAAACCACCTTCTCCTCCGGTCGCACAGAAGTTTGATAGTCCATTACCAGTTACCCATGAAGTACAACCTGTTCTACATGGTTGACAATGCGCACAGCATGAACATTGTGAAGTACCACCAGCACATAAAGTAAAATTAGAAGTACCAGCAGTAAAATCAACGCCTTCCTCTAACGTCCTAGCTGCATAGTTACCACCCCAACCACCAGAAGGAATATCGTAGTCACGACCAGATGATCCACCTGGACCGCCGCCACCTAGAACTTCGAATTTAATAGACTTGATTCCCTCAGGGGCTGTCCATAATAAACAACAACCACCATTAGTAACAGACCAATGGTTGGTGTTTAAAATCATAAATTCTTTAAATGGTTTCGATCCACCACCTGCAGCAGCAAGTGCGTCGATACCTATATCAACCTCATCTTGCAAACAAGTAACTTGTCCAGTCTGAGTAGCAATAACTTCTGCCTGCACATCGCAAACGTCTTTTAACGTTTCGAAAGTAGTGTTGGCTAGATACTCCATTGTTTGGTCTAAATCCTTAGCCATTTGGTTCATTTTACCAAGTGTTAAAATATCCATAGTTGTATGTTCCTTCTAATATGTTTTAATTATTTATAATAAATTTTTATACGTCCCAAATGTCTTTAAGAGTAATAACACCTCTCATATCATTTGTCGCACCGTCGTATCTCGAAGACTCATAAACTAATGAGTCTGGAGAACCATTAACCCATGACTGAGTAGTAAATTCCCAAGAATCGTTTAATGAGTGTCCTTCATAATTACCCCACTGTACTAAAACTCCGTTCTTAAAGTTTGTTCCGGCAGAGGTGTTAGCACTGAATGGCGAATCGTCAGTATTACCTTTAGGTCCGTATAATGCATATGCATTGCCTGCTAGGTTAATAGATCCACCAGGATATGTTACTGGTCCTGCAACAATAATAGTTGGAGTCTTGTATGCACTACCTGGATTATTAATAACAATATTAGAAACGTTACCAGCACCACCTAACGATACAGTGCCAGTAGCACCATAGCCGGTAGGCTCTGGGTGACTATCGATAACAATAACTCTAGTCTGTCCATTAATATAGTCTGCCCAATCTTCTACGATAGTAGCACCACCAAGACCATTATTTAGTCCAACCGTTCCTACATATCCGATACCAACAGTATTTGTTGAATCTGTACCAACTGTGCCACCACCGTCTGTTACAACAACCATAGGTTCGTCGTAACCAGCACCACGTGTGGTAAATTCAATTGCAGAAATAACATTATTGATGTCAGTACTAACTGCACCACCAGTTCCTGTGTTTGTTGGGTCGTTAATAATAAGTTCAACGTCTGCATAACCAGAACCAGAACGAACAACTTTAACTTCTTTAATTTCTCCGACTGTAACTTCAACGAACCATTCTGCTCCTGAATTAGTACAAGCAGTAGGGTCTGTAATTGTAGCATCAGAACAGAATGCAGGAACTGCAAACGATGTGATTTCGGCACTTAAAGAAGCATTAGAACCATAATTACGACCGATTTCTGCCCCTAAATCATCGTAAATTGGGAAACCTGTAGGATCGAATACTATAATTTTAGTTTCTTGCGAATAACCAGTACCTGTGTTGTCTACAGTAATTACTGCTACAGAACGATCTAATACTGGAGTTGCGTATGCACCCTCACCTGGACCAGAAACGTCAATAATTTTAACAGTATCGCCTTCGACGTAATCCTTTCCTGGACGATCTACTGCAATATCAATAATATTACCAGAAGCGTTTACCGTAGCAAGACCACGCAAACCACCACCCGTTTCAGTAACCATGTCTACAAATACTGTGTTTTCACGAACCCATAAAGTTGCACCAGCACCTGAATTTTGATCTGTGATAACATACTTATCTGTTAGTTCTGTGTCTTGTGTAACTGTATATGAGAACACAGCATTTTGAGGGATATCTCCAGAATCAAATACACCATCTTCATGAGTAACCGTATGAGCACTAATGTCAAGGTTAGTAAATTGAACCGTATCTCCGACGTTAGCAGAGATAATCGATGGAACAAAAGCGTTATTTTGAATGGCAACGGATACTGTTTTAGATGTTGTATCTGTGTATCCAGTGCCTTGATTTGATAATGAAATAGAATTAATACCACCATTAGCAAAATAAAGTTGAACTACAGCAGCAACTGATTCATTACCACCAGTTATTGTTAATGTATCAGAAACCGCATATGCACTTCCTGGATTAGTAATTATAATTTTATCTAACGTATCATCTTCGTTTAATACTGCATAACCTGCAAGACTAACACCAGTAGAAGAGGTCATTCCTATTGAAATTTGAGGGTTGACTTGATATCCATCAGAATTCTTTCCGTGGTCATGTGGACCAACCTGACTAACGAAGTAAAACTGCTCAGAGAATGAATTCCATCCAATATCAATATCGTGACTATGTCCACTTTCGACCGTTGTAGCTGTAACAGCTGTTCCGGATTTAATAGTATTAACATCTGCTTGAGATATTTGTAGGTTATGAGTATGTCCATTACCTCCGTCTTGTACAGTGATATTCCAAAAACCTACATAACCTGCACCAGCAGAAATGACTTTTACATAGTCGACCATACCGTTTCTAAAGGTAGGAGCAGCAATTGCTTTAGTTTCAGTAGAACCTGCAACATCAACTGCGCCTAAGTCGAACGTTCTTGCTAATGTATTGCTTGAGTATTTAGTACCATTTTCTGTGATAGTAACGTCTGATACTCCATCGTCATACACTGCGTTAAAGATAGCACCTGTGCCGATAGTTGTATTTGAGTCGATAGTATAACCGTAAGTGTCAACAACACCAGAATCGTCTGTAATAGAAACTTTGTAAGTTAAACCGTCTGATAGTTCCGAGTCGTAAGATTCACCAGCAATTGCTGTTTCATATGAACGTTGCAAATCGTCTAATAATGAGACATTTGCATCTGTATATGTTTCGCAAAGTATTGGAGTTTCAAATGCACCACCGTCTGAATCTAATCCAGAAGCACCGTCTGTGGCAACTACACCCCAACCAGTAATTGACGATATTCCGTCGTGACAATATGAAGTTCCAGGAGAGAACATAATAGTATCATAATCAATAGCATAGTTACCAGAAACTCCTTTATTGTAGACATCTCCAGACAAGTCTGTAATTTTAACCATATCTCCTGTATCAATACCGTCAAACAACAATGCGTTCGAGTTACCTCGTCTAATTACTAATTCTGGATTATCAACATCCGCAATAGAAGTATTATTAAGAATTGTTAAATCCTCTGCTGCAGAACCGTCTACTTCATGACCAGTTGCTCTGAAAGAAGCAACACCAGTATTACCGATGTCTTTAAATATGCTATATGCTTTAATTTTTTCTACAGAAGTTGAACCAGCTGCATCATTTTCTAATTTCAAGTGATGAACAAACGGATATGGTTCTCCACTAATTTGCATAGCCTCACCGAAAGAAGAAATACCACCTTTGGAGTTGTATGCAATATGGTGAGTTTTATTAGGACCTTCTTCTGCGAAAGAAATTTGTCCATCAGCAGTATATTTGTAATCTGTGAAACCAATTTCACGAGTCATTGTTACTTCAGCAACTAATAAGTTTGTTTGGTGTACAGAATAACCAGAGTCTGCCGCACCAGAAGTGTACTGAGCAAGGTTAAGTAACATGTCATCAAGTGCCTGTTGAATAATGGCATCCTGTGCTTGTACGTGTATTGTGTAGTCAGTTTGTAACTGACCCATTGTAGTCGTTACGTTTGTTTCTAAAAGGTTAGAAGCTGTTGATAATGTACTACCAGCATCATTTGCCCAAGGGACAAACACTGAATTAACAAAACCAGCAACTTCGTCATTCATGTAAGTTTCAACTGCATTCATAGCAGTATTAGTCTTGACGACTACTTCATTTTTAAATGTGTTTTGTTGGTTTTCTAGTGGTGAAGTTACATTTGCATTTAACCATGATTTCATATTGCCCGCCATAGCGTTCAATTTGGTTGGAATCATCACCGCTGGGGTGTTGGTATAAATCTCTACTTCTTCAACGAATTCCGTAATATCAATACTCTCGAAAGTGATATCTGGTATATCGTTAAACTGGTCAACTTGCGTTGAAATGGTTGATAGTGTGACAGACATTGTTCGTTATCTCCAAAAAATTATTCTTAAATTATTTATAATACTATTTATAAACGTTATTTGTTGTTTCTATATTTCATTATCTAATCCCCCGATTATTTCTATACTACAGTTATTGCACCAACTTCAGTAAACGTTTGACCGTCTAAATTAGTTACCCTAACATCATAAATTCCTGATGTTGAGTATGTCATTACTAAATCAATTTGGTTAGCAGATTGCCAGTTTGCGGCAATCACTTCAACGACATTATCAGTTCCTGTGTCTAATATTTCAACAGTAGTGTCTCCATTGACAAATCCAGCACCAGATAAAGAGTATACATTGTAATCACCATTTACTGTTGTGATGTATAAAGTATCACTTACTACAAATGGGTCAGCAAATGCAGAAGTATCCATATCTGCATTTGTTACACGCAACTCTTGCTCACCTAACGGTGTGTCTGGGTGAATTTCAAAACGTACCTTGTATGGTAAGTTTAGACTTTCTTGATTTGTTTGCTCTACACCACCTAAAGTAATTGTGTATGTTAAATCTATACCATCACCAACTATCTCAACCCACTCACCGTCTATTTCATCAAGAATGGTCGAATCCCATGTTCCTCTAGGAGATTCACAATCCACTTGATTGTCAACTGTAATATCAGCAATACTAGTAGTACAATGTTCTAAATCTTCAAGAATCCAAGTTCCTCTAGGTCCTTCACAAACTTCTTGTGAAGTTTGAATTCCATCTGAACAGTATCCAGGTAAACCATCAGTCCAAACGTTTCCTGCAGAAGTCCAAGTATTACCAGCATTAGTGTATACGTTTATAGCAGTCCAAGTATTAGATGGTGTCCACGTAGCAAGATTAATTGCACAATCTGTTGCGTTCTCAGAAACAGCGTCAGAACAAGTACCAGGAGTTTCATAACATTCACCAGAAGTGAGTGATGTACCGTTTGAACAAGAACCACCTGAGTCTATACAAGCAGTTTCGTTATCGTTGTAAGCTGGGTCAGTACAAGTACCGGCTGCAACACAAGTATATTCAAACGAATATGTTAGATCAGAACAAGTACCAGCACCCAAACAACCATACTCAGAAGTATATAATGGGTCAGAACAAGAACCTGGAGTTTCTACACTCCACCAACCGAATACTGTTTCACAATCGACTTGAGTAGAATAATCTGTATTAGTACAATGTGCGGCAACTGTCGCATACCACAATCCTACAACATTTGTACAAGTTAATTCAATGCTATATGTGTCTGTACCGAAATTAGTCGTACAGTTTGGAACTATTTCAGTAACACCACGTCTTCCTGCCATCTTATCTGTAGATGATAGTGATATAGGTGGGTTAAGAATATCATTACCACGTCTATTAACGTCGTAGTAATCTTCAATGATTGACTCACCGAATGATTCCATAGTTCTCATACCAGCAATAGGTTGTCCAACATAGTCAGCATTTTCCATATCTAAATGATTTGCTTTCCATCTTTCTTCACCACTAATAAATACTCATCGGATGAAAGGTTAGGAATTGTTTTAACTGAAATGTCATCCCAATATGTAAATCCGTTTCCAGTAGTAGAAAGTGTTAAGTAAGCAGTACCAGCAATAGGAGCAGTAATTACAAAGTCTCTAGTTTCGTCATAAACTCCACTAGTCATAGTATCTTCGACAATCATTGAACCATACGTATCACTATCTGGAGTTGGACCTAATTTTAGAATTGAATCTGTAGGTCTATCAACTTTAAATGAAATCTTGTAATTCATACCTGCTTCCATTTCGAAAGTAATATGAGCAATACCTCTATTATTAATACCAGTACCAGAAGTGTAAATCTGCTGAGTAATTTGATCTACATACGCAACACCGTCTTGTTGAGGAGCAAATGTCCAATTTTCAATGATTTCTCTAATAGAAACGTTATCAATAGAACCCTCAAAACCAACATTAGAATAGTATGGATTATTTTCTTCAGGTCTATTGTCGTCTACGTCACCAATAAAGTGAACTTTTTGGTCATAAGATCCAGCACGAACGTGGAATACTTTATCACCGTCTTGATTAAGTCCATCAGTATTGGCATCAATAACAGGAATAGCTTCTTCAACGAGTTTAATTGAATTAATAGCACCAGAACCATTTAAGTTAATTGTAATTGTATTAGATGCTGTACCAATAAAGTCTAAATTATGAATACCACTTGAATTTGAACTCACTACAACAGTTCCGTTAATAACAACTTCTACAGTAGGTGTATTAATAATAGTAGAAATTAAAGTCAACTCATCGTGTCCTTCTGGATTCGATTGCTCTGAGATATAGAATTGGTCTATTCCGTTAATATTTGCATATTTAATGGTAAATTCATGTGTATATGTTTCTGCGTGATATCCATCAGTTTGTGCAAAAGTCAGAGACCTTACGCTGTCGAACGATATCCAGTCTGCTTGAGACTGAGTCATTTGGAACGTATGAGAGTGAGTTCCTGTTGGACCTGGACCTACTTGGAAGTTAAGGATATTATCTTCAATTAAATCTAAATCTAAACTAACTTCATACTTGACTCCTCCGACCAGTGCATTTGATAAAGTGTAAACCGCAGTTGCGTCAGAAGATGAATTAAAGTTTAATGTGTCTTCTATAATACTAACCGTGTCGTCACCCATAACCCAATTAACTAAAACTGGATCTGTAATATCAAAATTCCAGTTAGAAATTAAGTTACTAGGATTAGTTCCTAAAGCAACTCGCATACGTCCAGTCATACCATTATTGTCGTTATCAACATCACCTAATGAATATTTAACTTCGTAAAGTTTACCTGTATCAATAGAAACTGTTTGAGAAACTTCTGTAGCAGAAGAAATTGACCCATCAAGGTATGCTTTCGCACCATCAGAAGTCCAACCCTCACCCATAGACCAAGCATTTTGGCCAGTAACACGTTCTTTAATAGAAACGTTGTCAATCTTACCTTGTCCTGCATTAGTCAAACGTAGTAACGTTGTATTCGTAGGGGCAATTAGAGTTTCAGTATAATGACCAACTTGTGTATTGGCAGTACCTTGAACTGTAGTATCACCAATTAAATTAGCAGTAATATTTCCAATCTCTGCACCATATTGGTCTTTGAAAGATTCAATAATATCGTACTGAACTTCATATGTAACACCATCTTCAATTGTACCCGTCACAAGTTGCTCAATATAAGCAGCATCTGTATTCGTAGTAAATGCACTACCACCAGAAACCGACCATGAACCTGTTTCAGTCCATACAACTTCTTTGAAAGTAACATTTGATAATTCAATATCAGAACGTTTGTCGATGTCAACACTAAAGTAAACCTTAGCAAGTCCACTAACGTCGTTAGTCACTAAGAATTGCTCAGAACCTATTCCAGGAATCATTGATAAAGGTTCGATATATTGAATAGTACCTAATTCAATATTCATTGCTTGTATCACAGGAATTGCTCCCGCACCTGTTGCTGTTAATTGGTTGCCAGTATTAAGAATATCTGCTTGAGTTCCTTTTACTGGGAATCCGTTTTCTGGTTCAGGTTGTACTTGGAAGTAATCAGGTCCAGTTCCATTATCAACAAGGATTTTATCCCTGATATGTAATGGAGTGTACATGTTATCTTGTCCGTGATGGAAGTAAACAACAATATCATCTCCGGCATTAACAACAGGTAAATCAAGGATATTAAATTGACCCATCATAGAAGCATGCCAAGCACACTGATAATACATTACGTCTGGTGATACTTCAGGAACTGTCCAAGTCATAGTGTCATATTTTGTAACACCATCATCATCGACACCCCATAAATCTAATATATCACCCTCAGTTTGATCACCAAGTCCTTCTTCAGCACGTGAGTTCTGAACACCTAATAGGTATTCACCGAACCAAGCACCTGGAGTGAAATGTGAACCATCATCGGTTGTAACATAAATTGGGTGACCAGCAGAGTTAATCTTAAATGTGTATGTACCACCACGGTATAAATTAATTGTTCTGTTTGTTCCTTCAATCATTCCTGCACCATTAACCTCTCCAGGTGGAACGAATGGACCAAGTCCAGAAACACCATCGGAACCCGTAAGTCCGAAGTCTTCTGGAACTTTCCATGTAAATTCTTTTGCGAAGTTACCTACCCATTGGGAAGTTCTCCATTGAGCAAGTCCAGGATCTTCAGTAGGGTTTAATGCAAGACAAAGTGTTTCATCGTCTTCACCATTATAGTACCAACCAGAAACGTCTAATTCTTCACACCAACCGTTTAATCCCATACAATGAGGGAATGCTTGATCTGATACCCAAGTTCCAGGCTCTTCTTCGTTATTTACGAAATCGTTATGGTCACCAGAACTAATAATCAATCCATGGTCTGCTCTCATTGAAATACATTGTAAACCTGAATTGTCAATAAATCCTGCTTCTACAAGGTTGTCCCAACCACCGCCTGGAATTGCTTTAATACCAGCAGCGTGCATATACATAGGTTGTGGATTACCTGAAATTGGATCCGTTTCAATAATATGACCAGACGGACTCCATGCATTATTAATAAACTTATACGTACCACCACGGTATAAATCAAAACCACCGTTAGTACCGTCATTACCACCAAATGATGCTTCATCTGCCTCTTCAATTTGATAAGGAGCATAAACGTCTGATGTATGATCCCACCAAGACCAATACCAAGGTGAATCTTGAGCACCCTCAACAGTAGTAATTGTTGAGTCTGCCCATGTAATTGTAGTTTGTGTATCAACCGTAATTTCCATATTATCGGTTGGACCATAACCATCACCAATAGCAATAACCGTATGGTCTAACATCTCACCAGGAAGTTCTGATGGAGTATATGGTTGTGCACCTGAAGGAAGTTGTACAACATCACCAACGGATAATCCGTGGTTTAATGATTTAACTGTACGAGGTCTAGACCACAGTAACTGAATACCAGTTCCTGCAACAGTGTCCCCTACATGGTTTGTAATATCTCTTTCTACCTGTAAACGGTAAGAAGCAAGGTCTGCCACAACTGTGTACTCTTCGATAACATCGTTAGTAGTAGGTGTAGTTCCTTGTGAATTTTGTAATGGGTAAACAACAACTTCTGTTAATGCGAAATGATCAGCATCGATAATGTAGTCAATATAATAGTTAGTATTACCATGATGAATGCCATTGTAAACGTTTTCGAAATGTACTCTGTCTCCAGGGTATAATCCGTGAGCATCAGACTCAATACCTTTTTCTTTCTTCACATAACCGTTAATATCAGTAAACGGTGTTGCAATTGATGTTGGATTTAAATCGTCACCACCAATAGCAAAATTATACCAACCAATGTTAAATTGGTCTGAACCTGGATACCAAACTCTATCAAAGTCGTGAATATGTTGGTCAATTTCAATAATCAAGTAAACGTCATTTATAGGATCTAAACAACCAAATTCTACTGTATGGAAATGTTGTGGATCTGAAGTACCAAAATCAGAAGTTCTAATCATAGTAGTACCACTGGTTGCACTCCAAGTACCGTCAGCGTCTTGAGTAGTACCGATTAATGGACTTGCTTTCAAGGTAGCCTCATCAATTTCAGAAACTAACAATTCGTGATAGTGACCGAAGTTTACTAATTCAATTTTTGTTCCACCCGAAATTTCAATATACTCATCCATGCCGTGAGTATGACTACCTGTCATACCAACTAATATCATTCCACCAGCACCGTCATTTGCAGAGGCACTCCAGTCGAATGTCGCAACGTGTGTATGTCCTGAATCTTCAGACGTAGTAATTAATGTAGCACTTGATGCCAAAATTTGTACATATTCAGCAGGAGTGATTGTAGCAGTATGGGTATGTCCAATTTGATAAACATCGTTAAAGAATACGTCAATTCTTTCAGAACCTTTAGCAACACCAGTTACGATATATTCTTCCCACTTTCTTTCACCAACACCAACAGAACCATCTCCAGAACCATAACCTGAACCACCATCAACTAAAGTGATAGAATAAATATAACCATCAATCTCACCTGTGGCAGTAGCCGAAACTGTTGGGTTGCCACCAATAAATGTAATAACTGGAGGATTATGATAACCAGTACCCAGATCGGTAATAGTAATTGTGTCTATTTCTCCTTCTGCTGTAATTGTAGCAGTTGCAACAGCTTGTGTTGTCAATTGTGGAGCACGCCAGATCGATCCAGTAACTCCGTCACCAGCAACACAAGAAATTTCGTCTGTGTATTGTGGATCGTCACAATAAGCATCCGGACCGAATTGAGGTACGTCTGGAGCAGAAATTTGTATAGTTGGTACTGATTGATAACCAGCTCCAACATCTGTTAATTCTATTACTGTCAGAGAACCGTTAAATTCTAATGTACCTGTTGCGCCAGAACCTCCACCACCAGTTATGTACATTTGAGGTTTAGAACTATAATCACTACCTGGACCTATCAGTTGGATATTATCCACAGAACCCGCAACAACTGTAGCAGTAGCAGTAGCAAACACAGTGTCTACTTCTACACCACCATCAAATGTTACCAACATAGGAACACCAGCATCTGGGTTAGTTTCAATTTCACCCGATTGGAATGTAACTAAGTTGTTAATAGATAAATCATGGTATAACGATTCAACCGCAGTTTGATCACCTGCACCACCTAAAGAAGTACATGTATTGAGCAATACTAAGTTAATAAAGTATGAATTTGCTAAAGATGGTAGGTCTACCATAGAACCATAATTAATAGGCATCTTAATAGTATCGCCAGGATTCAATCCGTGGCCAACAGCATAAACAAACCTATGATTAGTAGTAGTTGATAAACGTCCTTCCTCTAATGGATGGAATGTGCAATGGAAGTAAACGTCGTGGTATCCGTCAACAACCCACTCCCATGTATCTCCTGGATTCATATCCGGAGAAGCAAATGAAATATTATCGTCCGAAACTGCGTTGTGTACTAAATAGTTACCAATTGGATTTGTAAATATTAATGTATCGCCTTCACGTGCTTCTACATGGTAAGGAATAATAGAGTGAATTTGAGTATTTGGGTCTACTAAATTTCCTGCATCCCATACTGCATTAGTTGAATAACATTCTTCTTGGTCTACAGCACCGTTTCCTGGGTATCCGTCACCGTCGTCATCACAGTAAAAACTTGAAGTTCCTGGATCATAATTCCATACGGCATCGTCAGCACTACATGCTGCTTCCATTGCAGGCAAGGCAAGTTGATAGTCTACTGAATTGTCCCATGCAACAACAACGCCATCACAAGTAGGCAATACTAAGTTATCGTCTTCGACAACTGAAATAACAATTTGTTGAGGGTCTGGACCACCACCAGCTTCAGAGAATACTGTATCGTCAGTAGATAGTTGATCAACCATATTCTCACCACCACTAGGTAAATCCCAATTTACTGGGTTTACCGTAAGGTCGTATGAGAATTTATATTGTGTGTTTGGTTTTAATTGAGTTTCAAACCAAGAAATAGCAGTCTGCAATCCATCTGTATAAGCGCGGAGGATTTGAGTTCCTTCAGTAGTCAATACGTCAAATTGGTATGCAATACCATTTGCCCAAGGACGTGCTAAATCAACTGGAACGTCAAAACCAGAATTCTTTACTAATTCAATTTCAAATGCATCAGAACTAAAAGACGAGTTCTGTACTAAGTTAGGTGTGTTGTATGTAACGTCAAAGCCACCATTAGTGACTAATTCAATAGGGTTTACAAACTGAGCAGATCTAGTAGCAACATTAAGAATAAATTCTTTATATTCAGGCATATGTTCTAAGTTTTCCATCACTTCTAGTGATTTCAACATAAGAGCCATATCCTTAACCAATAGGTCCGGAGATGATAATTTAATGTTTAAAGAATCTAAAAAATCAGATTTCTGTTGCTCAATAGTATTAAGTTCAGTTAATGTGAACTTATGTCCAGTATAATGTGCCATTCTTTCTATCCCTTAAATATTAATTTTCTGTTTCGCCAGAGTAGTTCAGTTGCATTGAAGTTTTTACCCAAACATCACTAACACCCAACATATCAAACTCTTGCATTCTAACAAAATTATTCTGCTGTTGAATCATAAGGTTCGTGCGCTCCCTCCACTCTTTAAAAGTGTCGTCCTTTCTAACATATGGTATTTGAGTAAAACCTGTGTCTTCTGTCGCCATTGATAACCTCTATTATCTGCCCAATAAATCTCTTACTAAAGTCTTCAATTCGAAAACCTCATTCCTTAAACTATTTATAACTTTTTTAGAATCCTTCTGCGTTTGAACTGAATTCTTTTGATTTTCTAATATTTTTTTCCTATTCGCATAGGCATCCGTATCTGTAAATACTACAGCACCAGTATAAGGGTCTTTTACATATCTTTGTTCTTTCATATTAATCTCCTTATGTCATTGCTAATACACGCAATTCTCTAATTGCAGGCAAGTAGCACGGGTTAGTTGTATGTAATTCTATCTTAATTCTAAATGAATCAAATTCATCTACAACTTTCTTCAACGGTTTGAATGTATGTTCTACGAATTCCATATTAGTAACAACTGTTGTGTTAGTAATAGCAACACCAGAGTCTTTCATTTCTCTCCATTCGATTGGTGGTAATTCAATAACAGCAAGTCCACTTCCGTAATCTTCATGGTCCACTGCAACAATAGAAGTTATTTCCAAAATAGGAACTGCTTCTTTACCGAAAGTTCCATCAGGTAATGCTACCTTAATCCAAAAGTGTCTGTCTAAATCGTCATCCCAAGTACCAAACCAAATATCACCAACTGTATAGTTATTAATATCAGTACCCGAACCACCACTAGTGACATCGTGAGATACACCATCTAAGTCATAATGTGAAACAAAACATCCTTGTTGAATTGCTTTCATATCCGACATATCTGCTATGTACATACGTGTTAAATTAGTAGGTTCATCATCTCCATCTATATAAGTTGTAGACACATGACTAGAACCACTACCAACCGAACCGACAACACCCGTCCAATTGTTTTGAGTTGAATTTTGGTTAGTAATAATTGCCTCAGGAGAGAAAGAACCTGCAGGATAAACCCAAGCATATTGTTCTTCAAAATCGTTTACGTCAAAATCACCATGAGTAATAATATTTGCATATGGAGTTATATCCATATATCTAGGAATAACTGTTCCTGTGTCATAGAATACTTTCATGTAAGTGTTAGGAACTTCTTGAATGGATAACCACATAATTAAATCTGCAGCAGGGTTTGCTAATTGAATAAACTTAGAAACATAAATACCTTTCTGATTCTTTACTAGACTAGCACTGTCTGAAATAACATTGTTCTGAACAACAGTACTCATTCTTTCTAAATTGATTACAGGAGAAATATTAGCATTAGTAGAAGTATATCTAGCAGTATATGAAATAGGTGCATATTGATAACCAGCTGCGATTGTATTAGCACCGATTAGTGTTACTTGTTGTTCTAAAACAACATCTTCTTTATCTAATAAACCGTCATATATGTTATTAGTATCACCATTAACAATTGCTTCGAATGCAACGTTAGTTCCTTGTAACACCATTGGTGAAAAACTAGGTGTGAATGAAGTAATCTCTTTAGTTCCTTCAAACCCTTTCATATCGAGTTGTAAAGTTCCTTCTGCTCCAGTATCAAACGAACATTTGTTTAATTTGAATTTAACGTCTTTATTCTGTTCGGCAGTCCAAGTAGTATTGTTCTGTGAAGTAAACATAGAACCAAGATACGGTTGTGAACTAATACGATTACCAGTAGCAAGGTCATTTTCACCTAATTCTGAAATAAAGATATTGTAATTTAATGAATCTGAAATAAGAACGAAACAATATTCTGTATCGTTCATTAAGTAAATAGGGTCTGCGAATTGGAAACGAGTATTAGCAGTACCGTCACCAGATACAACAACGTCATCCGGATACAACATTATTGATGCCATCGGTATTGGCGAAGGCGTAGGATATCCATTCTCCATAGGTCTAATTTCGCAACGTACTGGAGTTCCCTCTGTGTCTTTAGACCAGAAATATACATCAACAGAGTCTACAAATACACCACCCACTTCTCCGGTAACTAAGAAAGACTCAGATACTGGGTCATACCACTCCGTGACCATCTTAGATTCAGTAGTAGTTGTTGTACCACCTCCACGTTTAACTGTTCTAGTGCCACCAGTTAATGTTTGGTTTTGACTTAATGCTTCATTTACTGTGACATTTTCTAAGGTAGAAAGAATTGTTTTCTCTCTAGTCTTTAATGTACCAGCAGAAGTATAAACTGCATTACCTTGAGTCGTCATGTCAGTATCAAAACTGTCCATCATTTCTAATACTTTAGAACCTGTTCTGAAACGAACTCCATCAAGACCCTCAGACGGAATAGTAAATACAACGTTATCTAATCTTCCGTAAGCATCTGTTACTACTGGTTGTGCTTGAACACCACCATTTGGTGTTACGTAGTTATCAACTACTACACCATCAAATTTAAAGTGCATCTGAGTATTTGGTTTAAGTTTATGTGCTTCAATTGAAATATCTTTAGACCTCATAAACTCAATAGCAGAAGTGTCAATAAGTAAATCACTAACCTCTGTTCTAATATCATTTGTTTGTAACCAACTTCTTTCGCCAGTACGTACTTGATTAGTAGATTGTTGTTGACGTTGACTCCAAGACTCGGCAGTTCTAGTAATTTCTCTCCAAATTCTTCTTTGACGTGTAATACCATGGTCTTTAGGTGCAAATAGTCCATTCTCCCACTGCCAATTAATATCTGCAGCACCACCGAAGAATCCGCCAGATAACCTACCACGGTTTCCTACACCTCTTACTGATTCAATACCACCAGCAGCGTCAATGTCGAATTTTCCACCAGTGTCTGCCCAACCTGTCCAAGTAGTCTGCCATGCGTTCCATCTTGTTTGAGTGCCAAAGTCAACACGTGCTTGCGTGACGGCATTATTATTTTCGTTTTGAACGATAACATCAGGAACATAAGTTTCTTCAAACCAAGTATCAGTAGATGGTGATATTGTAACAAAACCAATCCACGATTTACGTGCATATGGATTGAGATTAATAACTTGAGAACCAAAACTTTGTGAAATCCAACCCTCAATAACGTTAAAGTCTAACGTATATGTAAGGTTATTTTTCTTCATTCCTGTCATTACACCAGATTCAAAATCCATTCCGGCCATAGTGAAAGGTGTTGTACAAATTCCTGCTTCTGGGAATATTGAAACATAATAATCTTCATTAGTAATATCTCCAATTCCATGGTCGTGGAATGGGTCAACTAACATACCATTTTTATATCTCTCAAATCCTAATCCATCAGTCACCTGCATTGAAGCAGTTGATTTTTCTAATAAATTTAGTGCAGTATAATATTCTAGATTATTTAGTCTTTGATCTAAACTACGAATATCCTGCATCGTGTATCGTTTATTTTTAACATGCGATACATTAATATTTTTACTCTCATAAGTGTATGGGGGAACATACAAATTATAAAGAGTCATTTCGTTTTCTAATTCTGTAGGAAGAATTGGGGTTTCCGAAGGGAATCCCTCTTTAATATTAATAAAACCATCGTCGTCTATTGTTAATCTATCTCTACGAGGTAAATAGAATTCATAAGAAGCAGAAATATTAGATTCTGGTAATGGTAAATATGTACCAACTAAGTAATCTTCATCAGAAGTTCTGAAGTCCAATACATCTGCAATTCTATATACCTTTTTGTCGACCTCACCCTGATATGCACTAATATCTGAATAACTAATACCAGCATCTGTTTTAGAGTTTACTGTGAAATATGTTGCCGTTGAAATATTACCGAAAGTCAATGCCTTGAATGTTACTGTAAATGAACCACTTTGAACGGCATTTATATCATCATCCCAAGTTAATGTAGCATCTTTGTATGTTGTATCTGTGTTACCGTTGTCAAAAAAGAAACTTTCGGTAACATCAGAACTATCAGGAGCAATAATACTAATTATTTCTTCTACTGCGTGAGGTAATGTTAATACGTCATTTGACATTATAAACGAACCTGAAGTTTGGTCTAAAGAAACACTTCTCCAAATAGCATCTGACATATACATATCTGCCATGATATGAATTGTATCGCCATTTAAACTAGTATCAACCAAACTTGACACTTGGTCTATAATTGTTATAATTGCAGAAGTGTTACCCGATAAATCAGCAGTCCATGTAGGACCAGAAGAAACTGTACCATTTTTAGGAATAATGTTTCCTGTATTTTCATTGTACAAATATAATACACGTTCCCAATGTAAACTAGTAAAACCGGCTGGTATTGACATAACACCACCAGTCATTACTGATTCAAAATTCTTTTGTGTTGAAAAATTAACCTGACCAGAAGTAACAGATGATGTCATATCTGCCATTTCATATAACCAAGGTTTATTAACACCTTTACGCACAGCATTTCCTGTAGGAATGTATAACTTAGCATACACTCCAGGGTTTGTTTGCGATACAATGAAACGTGCTGGGGCAACTGCGTCTAAACCTTGATCATTCTCAAGGTAAATTCTAAACATAGTACCCACCATAGTAACATGGGTAATACGTTTAGTGACTGCAATAGTATCTGGTACAGAAGTTGCTGCAGAATAATCTGAGTTTGTTACGAATATAACGTTTTCTTTGTGTAAAACATCAAATACGCCTTGAAAATCATCTACAGATTCTACTTCAAAGTAAGGTCCAAACTCGGGGGTGAGGTGGTCGTTTGCAACCGAACGAGTTGTTCTTGCCCTAGATGCTTCAACTTCAACTGGCATTAATAGTTCATGTTCATAACCACTAATGTATGCCTTTGACGGTTCAACCTTTACTGTATATTTAGAAGGATCTACATTATCTTTTAATTCTAAAGGGAATGGGTTAAGAGTATAATTACCAGACTCATCGTGAGTTCTTCTGGCGATTTCATTAGAGAGGAGAGAATAATCAGTACGTTCATACTTGGTACTAATAGCACCATCTTCTACATCCATTAACCAAACCCACTTGTTGGCCTCTGTAGAATCTACCTCTTTAGTCAACAACAGTGTAATTCTGTATCTATCTGCACCTGGAGCATTCTGATTGTAAAAACCAGAAGCAGGGTCTAATAGACTAGCATCAGTTGTAGATGCTACAATAGTTTCTTCAATATCAAAACCAATCCTACAAGTTGGAACATCTCCGTTATCGTCTAAGAATATAGTTTGAGCAAGAACAGGAACAAAATTATTATCTATCCAATAAATACCATTTCCGACCTTTGCTTCTAACGCCTTTCCTACAGCAACAGAAGTTCCCGTCATAGTTGTTAGAACTGGATCAAACCATGAATTATCTATACAAGAACCATCGCCTAACTGTCCACCATTACATACTGTATCATATGTTATAATGTCCTCTGCTTGTACGAATGTTCCAGATAATATTCTGAAATAATAAATTGGTTGGGATTGATCACTGTGAAGTTGTTCAATGACTGCAATGGCATTAGACGTTGCACCGTAAACAACACGGTTTAACCAACTAGAATCTGCACTAGCAAGTTGCATCCAATTTCTATGATTGACTGAAACTTCACCACCTAATACATTAGCTCCGTCTTTCCAAATATGATTGGCGCCTGATGCTACTTGATTTTGAAGAACTGATTGAATTTGAGTTAATTCACGTGCCTGAACTGCACGTCCAGGATTAAATAGAATTTTTAGAAATCTATTATCCGCATCGTAATCGTCGTAATATGGTGATGTATTAAAATTGTAGCTCATTGTATTCTATTCCTACACAAATAAATTGTCAAAAGGTGCTCCTAAAGAACACCCATTTTATCTATTGAACAGATTTAGAATTCAACTACTAGTTTCAAGTCTTCAATCTGGTCAGAAGCACGAGTAATCGCACGTCTATTTTCTAAGTAAATCAACTGTCCAGAATCGGTTTGTAAGTCTGTGTCAGCAGAGGCATATACAGAACCCTGTGCACGTGTACCACCACCAGTTAATTCCGGATTACGTAGTAAACCAATTTGACGGAAGTCGTCGTTTTCAGGGAATCCATCAGAAGTTTCTAAACGAACGTGAATTAGTCCGTGATGACACTTCGCAGTAAAGATAGAATCTACATCACCAAAGTCTGCTTGCTCTGAACCCGCAAGAACGGCAGTTCCTGTGATTACTGGCATCCAGTCGTTTGTTGTTGAGTTAATAATGTCGTTTAATTCTAATTTATATAAGAAGTTCCAAACGTAGCTGTCTGATGTTGAGATATCTTCTGCAACTAATCCTGCGACGTCGCCAGTCTTACCTGTAGGTTCTTCTGAAGCACCAGTAGGTAGCCACAAACCACCGAGAGTCGCTTCACAAGTTGCTCGTGAAACTGCAGTACCTGTGTCATAAATACCACCAACATAACATTTACCCGTCGCTGGCTCACCAACACACTGATATACACGATATTCTGAGTTCATTACAATTGAATGATAACCCGTTTTTGATACGAAAGAACGAGCAGGTTCAGCAATACCAACAATACCGTTTGCAGTATCGCCATCAAATGCTAATGTATCACCAACATTCCAGTCAATACGTGGAAGTACGGGAGAGATGTCGTCATTCTGGATACGTTTCGCACCCACGATATCTGCCCAGTATTGCGGTTCATCTTCGTCTAACGGATCTGGTAATGTAAATTGACCTGAAGATTCGTCATTACCTTGAGCATCATCTGGCCATGCGTCTGAACGACCGAATCCAAGGTATAAGTAATTATCTGTGGCTACATTACCAGTCGTTTTAAACTGATCGATGAAAACCATCAAGTTTTGTGTTCTGAATTTGCTGGTTACAATTGCACCCATGTTAGTTACTCCTAAAAGTTAATTTCTTCTGTTTAATATAAATCTAAAACTATTTATAATACTTATTTATAATCTTTTATCAAACAATCACTGGCCATACACTAGATTCATCAACAACCGTAGTATGAATATGGTCACCAATTCCCTCACCCTCAGTAGATATCACCCACTCTCCACCAGAAGTTAATTGACCAACATATGATATTAGATTATGTCCATCAATGTTATTCGTTTGATCTACTAAATTATATACACCATTATATGAAATTTCAATTTCATGTTGATATAAATCTGAGTGAATAGTATCTCTTTGATTTGTAGTAATAACAACACCACTAAACAAGTCAATATATTCTGTAACAGATATCCAATAATCATGTTGATGGAAACCACCAGTCAATAAGAATTTATGAATAGTTGTTCCAGTTCCTTCTATTTGATTAAACTGATTAACAGATGTTACTTGGAATTCTCCTTCTGTTCCAATAAACGGATTATATACAATCTTATATCCATGATAATGGGCAAGTGCTCCGTTTGGAGAGTCATAAAAAAGGATTCCGATATTGGTATCTTGTGCGTTTACTAAATCATTTGCTTGAATTGTTGTTATAGGTTCACACATTCTTCCGTTGTATGCCCCTTGGGTATCTAGAGTACAACCCTCGTATAGTAAGTGGTCGTGAGATCCTTCTCCGTCAATGTATGTAGAATCTATCCATATTACTGGAGCAAAGTTTGCTTGAAGAATATCATTAACTCTAACCTGTCTTTGTTCTACAATCTCTACAGTTGTAGTTACACTCGTAGAAGAAGATTCTGATGTGGTGATTGGATCTGATGTAACAATACCATTTGACCCATCCGAAAGATAAGTAATCACGGTTGTAGTTGTAACAACCGTCTGTGTGGTAGTAGTTTCTGTATTTACTAATTTAGAAAATACTGTCATCTCAGTTGTATCACCAACTTCAGGTGTATCTTGGTATGTTGTAACAACAGGGTTTAATAATGTTTCAGTTATATTGTACGAAATTTGTGGGTCTGAAGTTAATACTTCAGGAATAGTAACAACTCTAGTTACATAGATAGAACCACCAGTTTGATGAACAGGATCGTCACTTTCTGGATTCCAATCAATAGTTAAGTTATGCCAATGTAATCCTTCAGATTCGTTTAATACTTCAGATACATAAAACTTTAAAGGGTCTTGATAAATATCTTCAATACCACCTTTAAGCCAAGTTATAGAACTATCCGCATAAAATATATTATCATTGATGTTATATTTAATTACATATTCATGGAAATGAGCACCCTCAATAGAGTCATAAACAATCACTTCCTGAACTGTCTGATTAATCAAATCCATTGCGTTTTGAATAGTTAAACCGTCTGCATAATCGATTTGATTATTCCAAGCAAATGGACCAACAACAGTTCCGTTATGGAAGTGAGGGTGAGATCCGCCTGGGAATGGATAACCTGGAGAAGCGAACTCTGGTAAATCTTCTTCTAATAATTCTTCATTAAACCCATTAATAGAAAGTAAATTTGAAATCTCAGTAGTATGAGCATGTGTTCTAGGTGTTTGAGATAAAAATTGAGCACCATCTTCAGATACCCATTGCTCAGCATCTTCTGCAATAAATATTAGTCCAATATCATCGTATGTTACCCTAATTCCGTGATAATGATCTCCATTTGCAATTGAACTATACACCATAACTTCTTCAACGTCACCGTTAATTAAGTCTGTTACTTGTTCGTCAGATAGAGCATCTGCTTCACGTCCAATATTAACACCAAGAGTGTCTAATATCGTTCCATTAAATGAATGTAGATGACTTGGTTCGTCACCCTCGAAGTTATCCCAATCGTTAGCAAGTCCTACAGTAACATCTGGTGCGGTAAATAATGGAGTACCATTCCAACCCAAGTTGGTAGTAATTCCATCAACCGTCAATGTATGTTCGTGATTCCTTAGTAAGTCGTCTATTAATGACCACTCTCCAGTACCTAATTCGTCTATGAATTCACCATTCTCTATTGCTAGGAATTGTTGAGTGGAAGCATTCCATAAAACTTTAATTCCGTGATAATGTAAATGGTCACCAGTATCTGCAATACTTGAATAAAGTTCAATTTCATTAACTACACCATTAGCAAGTTCTTCTGCTTGTACACGAGTTAGTGGTGTGGCAAGTCTGCCAACATTATCACCGAATGTATCTAAAACACCACTATCGAAGTAATGAATATGTGTATTTTCTCCGTACTCATTTGCTCCTAGAATACTAATAACTGGCGCAGAGGCAATATAAATATAACCGTCTTCATCTTCAACAGGTGGAGCCCATGGTGTATCTGCTCCAATATCATATGGCATCCACTGTTCTAATTCAGTATCATAATACCAACCAGCAGAAGAACCCAATAGTGTATTTGTATCAAGTACTCCAGACCACGCAGAATTAACTAGGTGAACGTGAGACGCAGGAACGTTTTCAGTCCATTCTGGCCAGAAAGAATCATAGTTCTCCATTTCAATATCAGAAACCTCAACTGCTTGGAAGAAATTTTCTGGATCATATGTAACTTCATATCCATGTACGTGAGCAGTTTCTGATGAAGGAATCTGTGCAGGCGCATCAGGAATATCAATTGAATTATAAGAATCTGTTATTTTAAAGATATCTGTATTATTCGGACCCTCACCAAACGGTGCTTGGAATGTTTGAATACCATAACGTGCAGTGTATATAATTTCACCACTCTCAGTTTCACCCATTGTTAAAATAGACTCACCACCTGTAGTTAAATCAACCGTTTCCGTAACAGGATCCCATATAGATAAAGGTGTTCTGTCGTATGACAAATCAGTACCATATTCAATAAATTCTAATGTATCGTGTCCCTCTGGGTTAGTTTGCCCAACAATGACGAATTCTTGATTAACAGAACTCCACAATACTGTAAATAAGTGAGTATAAAATTCAGCATGAGTTGTATCAGTCTGTAAAGCAGTAGTTGTCTGTCCAGGATTATCTTTCAAGAATTGTACTTGAGAACCCGTCAGTGAGAATGTATGACCGTGAGTAGCTCCATTAACTGGATTAGCAAGTGCATTAAAGTGAGCAGAGTTTCCGTCGAAGTTTTCACTTAATACGTATAAATGCCCAGAATCACCATTCCAATTTGTTCCCCAATCACCGAAGATATATTTACCTTGTAATGATGCAAGAGCACCACGATATACAAAACCACCAAGAATTGAAATACCAGTACCATGTGAGTATTCGTGTACAGGACGTTTCAAACTAAGTAAGAAATCTAATGTACTTGCATGTCCTAAATCAATTGCTATTTGGTCAACGATTTCTGGATCAGTTTCGTAGTCGTGATAACCCTCAATAACTCTCCAACCGTAGTTTCCGCCTTTCTCTACAATATTAATTTCTTCAAACTTGTCTTGTCCAACATCAGCAACCCATAATTTTCCATCTTCTGCGAACGAGAATCTCCAAGGATTTCTGAAACCCATTGCCCATATTTCAGGTCTATATGGTGCTTCTTCTGCTTGTCCTTCTTTGTAAAGTGAATTTACGAAAGGATTATCGGTAGGAATATTATAAGTTTCACAATCCACTGAGCACACTTCAACCAAAGCAATATCTGCAGCAAGTGGCACGAGTATCATATCGTGAATATAATCTGGGTAAGAAGAAAATGCGGAATAATCCCATTCATCACGGTCATATAACCAAGCAAGAACATCCTCGATATTGTTAAAACCCTTACGGTTCATGTCCATTCTAGGTAATATAGTTCCAGCAGGATATTCTACATCCTCCATTAACCACTCGTGAATCCATTGGTTATAATCCAAACTAGGTTCGCCGGCGATCGCCTCAGCAACAGTAGAGTAAGTTCCGTCATACACATATGCCATTGCCAAAAGTAAACCACTAACGGCTAGTCCTACATCATTACTAATAATGTTGTCTGGTCCATATGTTGCAGGGGTGTTAAGTGGAGGAACGTTTGATTCTTCTGGAGTTACATTAACTCTTAAAATATTACCTAATAAGTTTGATGGATTTTGAGCATTACCATATGGACCATGTCCACCATGACCAGTTGCCCATGAAGTATCGCCAGCAGAACCACCATCACCTAATCCAATGTATAACATACCATCTGGACCAAATGCTAATTCACCACCATTGTGGTTAAAATCAGGTTGAGGAACAGTCATCAAAATTCGTTCTGTTGAAATATTAGCAGTTAGTTTTCCAATATCTGCTGTGAATTCAGAAATTACAGACGATGAAAGTGGGAATCCCCAAGCACCTGTACCACCACCTTGTTCAGTCATATAGTAAACGTAGAATTTACCATTGTTAGAATAGTCTGGGTGGAATGCTAAACCTAATACACCACGTTCGTCATAGTTCATAAATGAACCTAGACCAATATCATGTTGTAATGTTTCTAAGTCCATAAACAATGTCTGTGTACCAGTATTCTCATTCATTAAGAAAATGTAACCAGACATATCAATAATAGCAACTGTATCTGCTTGAACTGATGATGGGAATGCTTCTATCGTAGCAATATCTGTACCAACACCTAATTTCTCTACACCGATTAAGTCGCCACTATCTCCAACACCTGGAACTTCTTGAACAAAGTTAGATGAGTATAATTCTACAAAGTCTACGTTAGGATTTAAATCTGCTGGCCATTGCTGATTGTGTTGTAATGTAATATCAGGGTTGTTTAAGAAACCACCAACATATTCATCTGAAACTTCAAAGAATACATTTTGTGGCCATTGATTTCCTAAGAAATCCATACCACCCATAATAGTTCCATCAACAGGTAAATCTGGTCGATAGTTGAAACATAACCAAGTCACAATTGGAGTATATACAAAACCGTGTGTCATATCAACACCACGCCAATCTTGTTTGGTTTCCCAATCAGAATCGTAAGTTACTGAGTATTCGTGATAGTGACCAGATGTTATCTCGCCTCGGATATTAGTAATAGTTCCGCCTTTAGTAACACCATATTCGTCTAACTGAACTTGCCCGTCATCTAAATAACCAATGCAATCGTATAATGTTACTGATGAAATATCACCATCAATTAGTTGTCTTGCTTGTTCTCTTGTTAATGGATCCGCAGTACGACCTCTTTGATAATCAACAACTTGGTCTTTAACAAAGTAAGAAGTGTGACCTTTCATCGGTGGTAAAGACTCAAGGGTGAAATAACCCCAAGAATGTCCAACAGCATTACAAGATGCTTCTGACGATAAGCAATAACTCATCGTTCCGGCGGCCCATTCATTGTTTGAGAAAGAAGCAGCTACAACTGGGACTATATGTTGCCATATAAATTCGTCACTAGTAGCATCTAAGGAAGTAGTGCCTTGCACCAAACCATAGTACCAAGTATCAAAATCGTTATTATCTGTATGAGTAGTGCCGTTTCTATCCATATCCCATCTTGGAGAAATAACTCCAGCAGGATATTCAACATCTTCGTTCAACCAATCATGTAATGCGGGAACATAATGCATGCCCATACCAAATGCTAACCAACCATCTAAATCGTCTTGATAAGAAATACCGTCATGGAGTAGACCGTGGTCCACTACTGCAATTGTATAAAGAGTTTCTGAAAGTGAATTTAGTAAAATCTGAGATAATACGCCTACAATAGCAGGGTTCCATGTACTACCAGAATCATAAGTTACAAGGTCTGCGTTATTTACTATATCACCATCATGAGCAACTAATACACCATTAGTACCCTGAACCCACGTATCACTCATTCCTTCGCAAACTGTTTGTGACATATTAGACATATTAGAACACATTGGTGGCATCCAGAACATTGGATTGCCTCCATATGCAGCTATACAGTCTGTTGGATTATCATATGCAGAATTGAAACATTCTCCATATCCGTTATAGCGTGGGTCTTGTTGTGAGTCTACCCAATCTCCCCATAGAGGAGGTGTCATAATGCCACCACATAATAGGTTAGCACCATGCATATGTGGAATTTCAAAATACTCTCTGTCTATCAATGCACGTGCTTCAGAATAATTGATTCCTCTAGCAGTGACTTCTTTACCGTGTACTATTAAGTTTGGAATCGGTGTTTCGTCAAAGTAGTGAACGTGGAATGCCGAAGCACCAACGTCCATTTGAGGTAATTCTAATCCTTTAGTAACAACTGTTTCCATTAATGGTGCAAATCCGTCCTCTTTACCGTGTGAGTGAATACGGAGTCCGTCGGAAGAGTCAAAAGCACCAATATGAACAGAGTCAATTACATCATTAGTTTTACCATAAATGTTTTGGATTCTTCCTGATTCTCTATTTGACTCAAAATATTCATACGACTTTTCATAAGCATATTCTGCTTCAGGCATGAATGAATCCATATACTCAAGAACTCTGCGCATTGCCTTGAATACACCAAGTTCCCAAATATCACAAGAAACCATTCTACCGTCAGTGGTATTATCTAAACCATCAACAATCAGTAATTCAGAAACTGATGGTGGAAATTCATCAATAGGTAGTACTCTAAGTTGCTTAGTAAACATAAGCATCGTAGTTTCTGGGTATGCGTCAATAGTGTTTCTAATATTGGCATTCATCCATGCCACTATCCATTGCTTTTCTTTAACCCTTGTACCAATAGCAATTGCATCTTGTGTTTGCATTTCAACAGAAAAGTGATCTGATGGCTTACCCCAATCATCTGCTGGGATTAGAGAACCTGTATTTTCTAGACGGGACATCATTTCGATGACATACTCTTCAAATCCAGTTTCTAAGAATACACCGAATCCTTCGTGTGCGTGTCCTAATGTACCATGCTGTTCACTCTCTTGATCCCAGATGTCCATAGCAACATCAAGATAAGAGAATAAGAAAATTTGTAATTTAACGTAGTCTGTAGGAATTTCAACCGTCATATCTACAGAAGAATTGAAAGCAAACTCAGCAAATAATTTAAGTCCTACTGGGTGAACTAATTTCTTTAATACTTCACGGTATGCTTGAATAGGAACATCTGATTTAATTACATAAGAAAAGTCTTGGTAATAATCATTATCCTGCATCTTACGGTCAGATGAAATAAACGCAGTAGAGTCTAACCACTCTCCGTTTGGAATCCAAAGTGCCGTTTTTACTAAAGGTTGAGTGCCATCTTCTAAAGCAATACATTCTTCTCGTGAAGTTGGTCTAGACGTACCCACAGACAATGAATCTTGTACTGTTTGTATTCCCTTTGTTACTGTTAAGAACGGAAACCAAAATAAATGTGCACTTTCCCCATAATGGTCTGAAGTTGGGTCGGCTGCATCTGGATGCATAGCATCCATACAATCACGTTCCGTTAAGAATGAACCTAATGGCCATTCGTTATTTGAAGAACAAAAACTAACAGTAGGGTTTGGATCATAGTTTAAAGCAGAAGTATTAAATACTTCTTCCCCAACGATAAATTCACCTTGTATGTCTGTAAGGTCAAATTTAGTCCAGTTAATATTTTCAACACCAACTTTAGCATATGCCCCAGAAGTAACACCTGTAATTGTATTATCTGTTGCGTGTTTTATTTCTACTCTAGGACCAGTAATATTAATCCAAGTTTCGTTCCACTTAGCACCATTAATAGCACACTCACCGTCAGAACGTATTCCTTCAGAAGTGATAGTTGCAGTGGTTGGTGTATTACCAGATGTTCCAACATCTTCTAAAATAACCTCACCTTGAAGGAAATTACCATTGACTTCTGTTAATAGTAATTGTGTAGAGTCTGATAATGTAATACCCTCTTCAGTATCAACAAATGCTGTTGCGCCCGAAGTTTGACCAATAATCTTTTTGTTGTAGAATAATACAGTATTCGCAGCAGTCCCATCTATATTAATCCATTGTGGTTCATGCCACTTTGAATTAGATGCTTTCCACATAAATTCTTTAGGATAAATAATATCTGCATCTGTATTAAATTCTCTTCTAAATAAAAAGTCAATACCCTTTACAGTACCTTTTTCTTTATAAGTATCTTTAATGTTCTTAGCAAGAAAAGATTTATCTGTTTGTATTATTGATGGGTCTATCGTATTATGAGGTATGTTACCCAAATACTGTTTTTCAAACTCTGGTATAAATTGATCCAAAGCATGATCAATATCTATGTTTTTAAGTAAGTCTGATATTTGAGTATATTCACCCAATTCGCCATTAATTCCAGTTTCCCTTTCTAGGTATTCGAAATAACCTTTGATAAATTCTATAAATTTAGGATGGTCCTCACGAACGTAATCCGGAACCATTCGTTCGACGAATACCGAAAGGAACTTCGCTGGATTTTCAGTGAATTTGCTATTACTCATAACCTACCCTAATTAGTTAGATATTGTTTCTAATTTAACGTTGGTACTATTTAGTACCAAAAGGTTATTCCGTGATGTAGATATGTCATTTGATTTAGGTTCTACGTACAAACTTATTACAGTATTAATATCTAATATTGGATTAAAACCATTTAACTCGATTATTCCGTTTTCATAATCTACAGTTCCTTGAGCTGTATTAATAAACCCCTCTGAGATTATATCGTATAGAAGAATATTACCTTGTCCGTCGTCTAATAATGCCATCTGAGTACCAGAAACAGAAGAACCAAAAACAGATGAAATTGCCGTTCCTGGTTTTACTTCATTGTTAAACTTAAAGATATAGTTTCCTACAGTATTTGAATTCTGAGTATAGAATTTTTTATAAATCTTTAACGTGGTTAAATTATTGCTAATTGAAATGTCCGAATTATCAATAGTTTGAGATAATTTCGAGAATCGCATATTAACTTTAAATTGATTAATTTCGTCTGAAAAGAAACTTTTAACATTTTCTATAATAATAGTTTGTATGCTTCCTGAAGTAATTGATGATACCAATGGGTCGTATTTAACCGTAGTGTTTATATCAATATACGTATATTCAGGTGCTACGATAATTGGATTAACGGCAAGAATATTATACTTTGAAAGGATATCGTCTGTTAATCTTTGTTTAGTAAGTGGGGATAATTCTAATCCGTATTTAGGTTTAATTGAAATAAATACAGCACCATATTGAGGTGGATCATTATCTTCACCACCCCATACTGAAATAGAATCAATATTTGGATATTTTTCTAAAAGAATAGTCTTATAATCTTCAGCAGTTACAGCACGGTTTTGTCTTTCATATGACTTAGGAGCAGTTTGTCTGATAGATTCAATAGTTTCTAACTCAGTACCTAATGATGATATATTAATAGTTTCTATTATAACCCTATCTGAATCATAAGAACCGTCAATTACAGAATCTAATGAAAATACTTGAGAGCGTACAGTAGAAGTATAATTAGCAGGTGTTCCTTTAGTGGATAAATATTCAACATTAACCACAGTCCCATCTCTAGGAATAGAACCGAAAATATCATTACCAAAATAAATTTCTGTAATAGCGTCTAATCCTTCCTGGAAGAAAAATATTTTAGAATCTGGTCTGGATTCTGATAAAAATTGATTATTTATCCAAGGAGTTCCGTCTATAGACAACGATAATGTTGCTCTATCGCATCCCTTATCGTAAACAAAAAATTGCTGATGCTCTTGAGACTTATCATAAACCCATTCTAGTGCTTTAATCTGCCCTTGAGTTACAGTAAGTTCTCCAGTAAACTCTCCAGCATCGTCTGAGAATATGTTTACGGTGTCTAGAGAAGTAAATTGATATGAGTTTCCATTAATAGTTGATGTAAATACAGTACCTCTTTCTATAGAAATATAGTCAGGATCTAAACCAGAAGTATCAAATGTTAATTTAATAATTGCCTCAGATGAAGTAATAGATTTTGGGATATATCCCAGAGACTTTGCGTGAGATACAACTGAGTTTCTTAGTGTAGCAGTATCTAAGAAAGATTCATTGATTGCCATATTTGCGTGGAAACCCATGTAATGAGTTGTGTATGCCATAACATCTAGCATAACAGACATACCAGAACCCTCAAAGTCAAAATCTGTAAAAGTATCTTGTCCTCTTAAAAAATCCTTAATATTACCTTTAACTTTATCAAATTCTAAATCTGAGATATTTAATTGTTTATCTAATGCCATATTACACCTTTATCTTAATCTATCTAAAAAGAAATCTAATTCGACGATTTCTTGTTCGTTAATAGGAATATACACAATCCATACTGCATACCTATTCTCACCTGGAACTGCTCTCACTGTAACAGATTGTAAATCGGCTCTAGGTTCTTGTGTATTTATTGCGTTTTCAATCTTTGCTTCTAACGTTATTCTTGTTACTGACGACATTGGTTCAAATAACGAAGAATATACGTCAGAACCAAAATCTGGGTTAAACACCCTTTCTCCCCTTTTGGTCTTTATTATATTCATAATAGAACCATTAATAGCAGAATCGTCATAACGACCAACAATATCATTGGTATGCGGATGAACCAGCATATCCAAGTCGATATCTGAGTATTTTCTATTAATTTGTGTTCGTATCGGTTGAGGCATAATAATCCCTTTATTATATATTTATACTATCCATTGGTGATTACATTACCAGAACCTGAAGAATTCATACTACCGCAACCGATAGAATCTCCTATTCTCGCTAATTGTTTACTATTAACAAATACAGTAGGACTACCCGAAGCCTGAGACGACCCATGGGGAGGACATACCGAACAACCATGGGAAGACCAAGCATCACCAACTCTATGTGCTCCCCTACTATTTATCAAAACATTACCACTAGCAGATATATTTCCCCTAGAACCGAAACACCCATGCCCAGTACATACGTCCCCTAACCTTACAGAGCCTGGCATTACGTTATCCCCACAAATGCTTTTTTAGTTGGTAATACAGAACTTAATTCAATATTTTTATTTGCTCTTATCATATTGCTAGTTATTACCTGTTGTGCAACTAACCCTGCGTCGGTAGTTCCTATTTGACATTTCCAAGTTCCTCCGTTTGATTCGCAACTTGATTTATCCGCATAATTTACGTTTCCTGTACATCTACAAACGGTAATCTTAGAATAATCTCCACTTTCTCTTGCAGCATTAATGACGTCTATATTTTTATCAAATCGTGTTATAGAAGACTCAAACGAAGAAGTTGTCCCTGGAGACTGAATCTTTGCTCCTGAAACGTGTTTATCGAACTGAGTAGGAATATTGTACATCCTTTCTTTATTTATCTCAGGAGAACTGGCTTTAGCACTAGTGCCAGGAGCTTCCACATCTTTTCCAACAGCAGTAGGAATAGAACCTTGTTCTACGATTGCTTTCACTTTACCTAATATTTTTGTTTTTACCCTCGGAGCATCTGCACCAGAACCAAAACTAGTTGGTTCTTGTTTCTCTGCTGGTTGATATTTAACAACACTACTACTAGTTCCAGTTTTTATTTCCGTTACGGAATCGTAGCCAGAAACCTTACTAAGTCCTGAAACTTCAGAACTAGACGTAGTATATGAACTATCATGCCATATGCCGTTATTATTTAAACATTCTTCTTCTGACATATTAGATAACGTATCTCCTCCAGAACAAGAACCAACTTTAAATTGTTTAATTCCATCTTTGTGCTCCATTAGAGCTTTAAATTCAATAGTTTCTTTGACCTTTTTAAAATTATCCAAAACAGGATTAAATGCATTATCCGGATTTCCCATGCCAGCTGCTACTGCCTCTGCCACCCCCGAAAATACTTCTGTTATTTGCTCTATCACTGACTCAAACCCGAGTGCGATTGAATCTAATCCAGTCACACCGTCGGTTGAAACTTCTCCTTCTACTTCTACCCAGGAATTGGCAATAGGGTCCCATTCTTTTGTAACAACTGTAGCACCTACGATATCAATACTTGTTTGATTTCCAGATACACTTGTTCCTAATGAAGAAAAGTAAGTTTCGAATGGAATAACTGTTCCTGATGCTTGTTTGTATTGTGGAACTAATTGGTTACCACCGACTAGAGCCGTTGATGTATCTGGGGAAAATATATCACCGACAATATCACCTAGATCACCACCACCAATAACTCCCTCGTATAAATCTATAATATCGTCCATTACTGGATCTGTGACACTATTGAACATTTGTTTATTATTAACTAAAGCACAAGGGTCTCCCGTGGCTAGATTAGCAAAGGCTGCCCACTGTGCTAATTTATTTAATATGGCATTCAAAGCTGCTAAATCTTTAGCAACTAATTGGTTAAATGCGTCTTTCATGCCAGTACAAAAATCATTGAATGGTTCAAGTAAACCCTGAACGGCATCTAGATTAGTAATCATATTAGCAAGTTTAGATGGGTCTGTTATGTCTAGAACAATTTGTTGAATACGAGATTGTATTTGAGGTAAATCACCAAGTCCTAATACGTCATCGAGAATTCCTTTAGAATCAAACAAGGTCGCAAAACCCGCAAGACAATCTACTTCATCGCTATATTGACCCAAGGTATTTGCTAAGTCCCTACCAGCTTCTTGAATACCAGTATTCTTAATATAATCTTCAGTAGATGCTTGAATTGCATCCTGGGCGTAATTACCACACTCATCGAAAGCATCTGATAGATTTTGTACTTCTTGTAATTGTTGATAGAATTGATTTCCATAACCAGGAAACCCAGCTTCAAGAACATTTTGGTCTAAATTAACAGTCATATTTAAACTTGTCGCTGCGTCTTGCAGTCTATTGACGGAAGTCATTGCTGGTGAGTTTAATAAACCACCAACTTGCCCCATTGCATCATTGACATTGTTAAAAATTCCCATGACTATACTCCTATGGATTTAGATGAATAATAGCACCCTTAATAGTATGAGTCGAAGCCGACTCGTCCATTTTAGTACCTGCTGTCATAATATCTGTATTACCTAGAACGTCAACGTTCCAATTTCCGTGTACAAATATATTATAATCTCCTATCACTTCAACATTATAAATACCACCAACTTTTAAGTTGACATTCCCGTCCACCGTGACGTGAACATTCCCGCCTACCACATAACCATCTACTGTTTTTTGTTTGACGTGAACAAAGTCGTCGCCAGCTAAAATAGTATAGTTATCTTTAGACACTTTAGTCACCTTTGTTCCGTCTGGGTGAATCTCTTCAAACGTTCCAGACTTGTGCCATTTCATTAACCTTTCTGCATCTGGTGTATCATCCCATTCTTCGACATGACCACTTTCACTTTCACGAACATGGTTAAATGGATACTCTGCCGCAAAAGGGTTTTCTGGTTCGTCCCAAGGTAGTGCAGTCTTTGATAAATCTCCAGCACTTGCTATTTGAACTTCCATATCTCGTTCACGTAAAACCTCTTCATCTCCTTCTGGTTCGTGTTCGTCGTCCAACTGAGTAGTTTTACTGGACCAAAACTCACCATCAACAGGATCTTCAAAGTCTACAACTGCACGTCTATTTGTATCTGGTTCTTTTAAATTCTCCTCTCTTGGGAATTTTTTACTAGGGTCGTTAAAACCGTCATTCCTTGCGACTTCTAACGGATATCCTCCTAATGTTCCCATAATAACAGGATCTTGACAATTCTTTCCATC